TCGCGAAACCCTGAGGTTTCTGAGTGTAAAGACTCGCGAAACCCTGAGGTTTCTGAGTGTAAAGACTCGCGAAACCCTGAGGTTTCTGGGTGTAAAGACTCGCGAAACCCTGAGGTTTCTGAGTGTAAAGACTCGCGAAACCCTGAGGTTTCTGAGTGTAAAGACTCGCGAAACCCTGAGGTTTCTGAGTGTAAAGACTCGCGAAACCCTGAGGTTTCTGGGTGTAAAGACTCGCGAAACCCTGAGGTTTCTGAGTGTAAAGACTCGCGAAACCCTGAGGTTTCTGAGTGTAAAGACTCGCGAAACCCTGAGGTTTCTGGGTGTAAAGACTCGCGAAACCCTGAGGTTTCTGAGTTGAAAGAATACGTTAACTTCGGAGGGGGGTTCGGCTTGCCGCGCCCCCCTCTCCTGGGGTGGAAAGAAAGATGTTCCCATCTCAAAAAGATAATGGTTATATTAAAAGAAAATTAGAACAAAATCCCCAAAAAAGGAGGTAGAATGCGGTTAAAGAAAGTTAAACTCAACAACATGAACGATGTTACGGTGCAATTCTCAAACTCAAGTGGAAATAAATCGTCAGATGTAACGCTGGTCTCGCAAGATAATCCAGCACCAAGTTTTCTAAATGCAATGCAAGCTCTGAGAAAAGATGTGATCGATATCTGTGAGCTTGAAAAAGAAAGCCAAGTGATAGTAAGGGGCGTATCATGGAATTACCAAGGAGATGAAGATATACAAAGGTGTATAATAACAGCAACAAAAAAACTATCCATAGGAAATGCTGTGATGGTAATCAATACTCCAATGAAATATGTGGACCGGACCAATAAAATACCTGAAACACAAACATTGAGCGTAGAAGCTGCATCCAGAGTGTTAAAATTAGAAGAGGAAGCAAAATCGTTCGTCGCAGGAGTCCGGGAACAAGTTGAGATGTTTATATAAAAAAGAAAAAGGTATGGTAAAAGAGATCGCTCTCTAACCGTGCGCTTAAATTCGGGAAAGTTCCTCCCCCTCCGTATATGTTTTTGCTCACAAGCAAAAACCGAGCTCGAAGGGCTGGCAGGATTAATAGGAGTTCTCGAAGAGCGCTCCGTCATACCCCCGGCTATTCAAAGAAAAGGAGAAACGCCATTTAAATATAGGCAGGTACAATGTCTAAATGGGGAGAGAGATTTGTGCACAAGGGTTAAAACCGGCGCTAGTTCGGAGAAGAAAGGTTCGTCATAACAATTTTTATGTAAACTTGCGATTATAAGTTTTTGGGTGCAAGTATTACATAAAAAGGGTTATGCAACCCTCCCCTCGCCTCCGACGCGCCGGTACCCACCTCAAGCAATGCCAGCCGTGCGAAAAAACATCGCACTCCCCTGGCAACTAAAAACAAAAACGATAAAAAACTAAAAACAAATCAAAATAAACAAAGACATGCCGGCGCGGCTATTCGCCACCGCCTCCCTGGTATTCTAAGCTTTAAAAAATATTGTAGCCAGCTCGGATAGTAACCCGGATACCTAAATAACAGATAAACACACAATTCACATCTGGCGAAAAAACATAAAAGACAAAACATTGCTACGCATATCTTATAAAAAGCCCGCCAGATACAAAACATTGTGTGTGACGGTGTTACTGTACGGAAGGTCCGGCTGGAATGTCTCTGAATCTTTTCCCACCCACCACGCGGAAAGAACATCCGCCCCCAAAACATAACAAACCAGTGAAAAAAAAGTAGAGAGAATAAAAAAGAAATAAAAAAAGGGGGAAAAGCAACCCTCCCCCCTGGAGTAAAAAAAACCGCGACTAAGTAGTAGAGTCGAAAACAATATTTTCAAGATGTTCAAGAATAGTATCAACTTCGTCGGTTTCCCAGAACATGAAACAATCGTCAATAAACTTATAAGCAAGCTTATGAATAGCCTTACCTGGCTCCTGGTCCTTAGGTTTCCACATAACCCAGATTTTGTCTGTCTTAGTATCAACTTCATCGCCAGGAATATGGTGAGCATCAATAGTCTTTTGTGACTGGTGTTTGACTTCAATGTGACGCCAAAGATAGCGACCATCCATCAAAGTGCCATGGAAAACGAGCTCAAGAAAATTAGGCTTGCGGCAAATGTACTCGTATGTTCCAGTATCAATTTTAGTGATCCAAGCATTTAGATTTTTAGTGGGGTTTCCAGGCTGCCCAGGAGGAATAGTCTTTTTGTCAAAATCCATCCATTTAGGGTCATGATATTTTTTCTCCTGACAACGTGTCTTAGCACCTCCATCAGTGAATGAGGGTTTTGAAAAACAAGTCCATCCCCACATGCGTTTTGTCCGTGGAGCTCCAAATCTAAGATCATAATGGACCTTCTTCCCCCATCCGTGTTCCTGGAGGACGAACATATTGGAATACTTCCACATAGCATCATTGTTCTTCATATCAGTAATCAAAGGAATGCTGGGACCAGCGGGGCCATCTTGATCTATTGTAATATCAAGATAAAAGGCAAGATCCATCCCAAGAGCGTCAGTCAAAGCACGAACGTCGTTTTCACCAAGAGGAACACGACTAAGAATGTCAATATCGTGAGTAGTAAGTCCCTCTTCCACAAGGCTTCCGATAAGATAGAGTTCAAGATCAAGAGCAGCTCGCTTTAAACGAGGCAAAACCTCGGTAAGTGTAATAATGTGTCTACTCTTAGGTTCACTACCCTTTACAAGGGCAAGGGCACGGAGAGCGGAAAGAGGATCGGGTAGTTTTTTGTCAGCCCGTAAAGCTACGACCTTCGGAGCAAACCAGGAGTAGTTATTTTTGGGCTTGTCATAACGAACATGATCAACTGAAACCTGAAGAATATTGCCTATTAAAGCTTTAATGGTAGTGGTATAAGTAGCTCCAATAACTTGAACATTAGTACCTCGACCTACCTCACATGTATAAATATAACCACCACCAGTGTTGACCATAACAGACTTGACACGAACATCCAGTTCAGATTGCTGCTTCCACTTGTAAAGAGACTTTTGATCGCGACGTGAGTAGAGACTATGAATATCTTTAATCATAACACCCTCGCGAGTAGCTCGGTCGTTAATGGTAGAAAGAATCGCAGAATCAGCATATACATGTTTAACAACACGATGTGCGGTTGGATGAATTTGTTTACCCCATTTAAAAGTACTATCGAGCTTGCGACGGCGTGCATCAAGAGGCTGATCGGTAACAGCGCGGCCTAATAGCAACATAAGATCAAAAGGCTTATATTTAAAGTCTTTATCATCATAAGTTTCTGCTTTGGTGTGTAAATAAGCTGCAACATCGGTATGACCAAGCCTGCGGCGATTATGCCATCGAGTAAGTTCACCGGCGATAATATAGGAAGTAGCTTTAATCTTCAGGGCTTCCGCCATAAGTGCAGGAAACTTTTCAGAATATTCGTTGCCTTCGGCAGTGTAAAAACGTACCTTGTCACCTAAACGATGAAGTTCCATCCAAACACCGTCGTACTTAGGCTCAACAAAGTAAACCGCAGTGGGCAAATTGACAAGGTCTTCTTTTTTAAAAAACTCATTATTGCAAATACCTGATTTTGTAGGCTTAATAGGTCCGACAGGGTTAAAGAGTACAACACGGTAATCTTCCAAGGGTATTACCTGTGCGCCACAATGAGGACAAAAAGCGTCAGGACGAACATCAAAATGGGTGGAACATTCGACACATTGAAAAATAAGTAAAGGTGGAGACAATGAAGAATCAGAAATACGATCAAGGAGATCAAGAGCCTCGTTAAGAATTTCAACAGATGCAGATTTTAAAGCTGTTCTAAGAAACGTTTCGCGCTCATCAATATCAAAATCTGGTGTATTAAAAATAGAGGTAAGATCTGATAGATCTTCAGGGGTCAAGGAGTCTGAGACGCGGTCCATAAAAGCAAGAGCGGCTGATAGTGGGTCTTCCACATTGTCAATAGTGGGTTTATTGGGATTTAGGGAAATCGAATTTTTTTCGATTATATGGTGATTTGCCGAATTTTTTTCGATTGGTATTGTGGGTTTGGGTGGATTAGTAGCAGTTTGGTCGGTATGATTATTGCTAGGTAGATTGTCCAGATTAGTAGCGGTTAAGGTGGTTTTAGGTGAATTATTGGTGGGAATAGGGGGTGGTATTTGAGAATTTGGTTGTGTTGTGGGTTGAATATTATCCATGTTTTTACCTTGGAGAGTGGTATGACATTTGGGGCATTTCGATTCAGTACATGGTGTGCCTTTTATGTGTGGTGTTTCGTATCCGCATTTAGGGCATACACATTTGGATGCGCCTCCGTCTCCTTGTGGTTTTCCGCCTTTGCCTTTACCGGCGCCTCGGTCGAGTTGTTCTCCGGGTGAAGGTGGGGATAGAGTTGTAGCATTTGAGTTGGGGTCGGGAAGGGTTGTATGTTGTTGGAGAGTATCATCGGATGAATCATTGGAAGTGATTGGGGGGTCGGTAGCTTCGCCTTCGATGGGTGGGTTGTTTTTTGTTTTTTCTGTGGTGAGTGTTTGTTGATGTGTGATTGGGGGATTGGGTGTTGAATCGGGTGAGGGGGGTTGTTGTGTGTTTTGGGTAGGTGTATCATTGATAGGTCCTTTTGTAGGAGTGGAAACGACAAGTGTTAATGATGGTGGAGGTGTGTTAGAATGAATTGTATCGAGTGATGGTGTGACATCAATTTGGGGTGGGATGTTTTTAATATCGAGGCCAGCGTCGAGAAGTTGTGATTCGAGTTCAGTGGCGGCGGTAATTTGGTCAGGGGAATAGAGCTCGTTTAGATAATCGGCGTTGTTAGTATCGAGAAAGGATCGTGTTTTGGAATAAGCGCCGGCGAATACATATGATGTTTCGCCGATTTTTACGATATTGTAGGGATACCAGTAGCATATTTGTCCAGTATCTTGGTCTTTTTTGCCAAGAATATGGTTACATCGTGCTATTTTAGCGTTAATGCCGAGAAAAGACATAGAGGCCATTGGTGTATGGCAAATAGAGCATCGTGCTTCTTGAAACCAATAAGAGATAGAGCCTTCTGCCCATATGCCTGCATCGATTTTTCGAGCGATAGCGTTACCTTCATCGTCATTGAGAAAGAAGTAAGCTTCTTTGACAACTGCTCCGGAGTAACCTGGTGTTTTATCAATTACTTGTGCTTTAAATGTACGGCCCCATGGTGTTTTATCCTGTCGATGTCCTACAAGCATGGGTGCGCCGGGTAATTTTTTAGCAATATCGGCGAGGGTATTGATCTGTTTATTATTAATGAGTCGTTGTGGATGGATAGAGAGTTTAGAAGTGGGTTCTTCTCCCATAATAATAATAGAGCGGGTATTAATTTGATCAGAGTTAAGTTTTTTAAGTGGAGCGTTGCGTCGTAGGGAATTAATAATTCGGACATCTTCATCAGTTGTAATGGCAGGATCGGGGGATGAGTTTTGAGATTTAAGTTGCACATCAAGATAGAAAGCGTTCATAGATACATCCTTTGTTTAGAAACATATTAAATATAGGTATAGTATTATTATACCTCATGGAAGGGAATTATTGAAGAAAAAAAGAGAATATTTTAAAGTACAGGTGTTCTCATACGGAAGAAACATGATGTAAATTAATAGGGAGGATTTTTATTTTGTGAAAAGATGTGACATTAATGCGAAATGCGTGCACAGGGTATTTATTTTTTTTTGCACGGTTGTGACACAAAGGTGAACACAAATGTACGTTAGGTTTCTTATATATAATGTAGGGAAAGGAGTGAAAGAGAATGGCGAATCGGAAGCGAATTGAAGGTTTTGTGTTTTTTCCTGATAAATTCATCTCTCAAACTATTGACTTTTCAGGGTATGAAATAGGGATATACATGAAAATGCTTTGTCGGATATGGTCGTTAACTTCGACACAGTATTCTTTTGAGGACACGCTGGATAATTGGAGTATATACACGGGGTTACGTGTAAGCGAGCGCTTACGGAAACTACGCAAAAAGTTCCTAGACAAGCGTGAACCATTGTTTAAAATACGGCGGAAAAAAGGTGTTATTAATAAACTTTTTATCCTTCAAAATGGTTTATGTAAGAGTTTAAAGCGTGCACGACGTGTATCGAATCAGAATTCTAAGAACGCGCAAGGTGGGAAGAATCAAGAACTTAAACAAAAAACGCGCGCGCGCGCGACCGCAAGCGAGACGCATAGCGAAAAGCATGCGTCTCGCGCGCGTAAGATCAGTTCAGATCAAAAGCTTTCGCCGTCGTTTCTTAATATCTCAAAAGAGCCTATAAAAGATAAAGATGAAGAAAAGAGCGGGGAAAAAATTTCAAAAAAAATCGAGTCGGGAGAAAACACATTTGTGTGCGAGGAGATTTTATCAAAATGGCTATCGAATGAACAGATTGATCGGGTGAAAGAAACATGTGATTTGAGCGAAGGGTACATTGAAGAAAAGGTGAGAATTATGTCGAAGCGGAAACCGGAAAATGAGGCGGCGTTTTTATATGCAGCGTTAACGCAAGATTATCAGGGGAAGAATGTGGAGGAAAGGGAAGATGGGATTAAAAAGAAAAAAAATCGTGGGGGTGAAGACGAGTGGATACGTCGTGGACGGGAGGGTCCATTAAGCGAGATAGAATTTAAAAAGGTTCCAGAGGAGTTATGTTCACGGTTTCGAAAAGAGGAACACGTAATAGCAGACCATGATGTGTACATGTTGAAATCAAAACCTGAAATCTGCGATGATAGTAGGTCAAGAATGATCTTCCAGAGCATGGAGATAGGGGAAATAATTGACGTAAAGGGGTGGCAGGGATTGCCAAAAGAAAACAGAGCGCACTTTACAAAGAAGCACATAGGTTTGAAGACGGGAAAACGATATCACCTGATAAAATAATTATTTAGTTGCGCGGTGTGGTGTTTTTGAGTATAATATGGGCATGGAACTACTCACCGAAATTAGTCGGATGATTGATTTTTTAAAATCAAAACCAGAGGAATGCGATGTTCTGGAAGTAATCCGAGTACTCTCCGTAGCCCACGAAGTTGCACGGGATGGGCTGCAACGGTCTCATCAAGCTGATCAATATACGCAATTGATCCCACAATTGGAACAATTCGAGACACTGGTGCCGCAACTGAAGGAGTCGAAAGGTAATGCGGAGGCATTGCTGGTGAACGCCCAGGCTGATCTCGAGGCATTCAAAGAATTGTTGGGAGAATTGCGGGCTGATTTAATTGGGAAAGTGGAATTAATTGGGGGTTACTCAGCGGAGTACAAGGATGAGTTAAAGAGAGGGTTGGAGGAAAAGGGAATTAAAGAGTTGTTATCATCGCGGTGTAAGATTTTGTCAGATTTTAATGGTGAGTGGCGGACTCCTTCTGCCCCGGAGCGATTACCGGCTAAGGGGGAATTTATAAACCATAAACTTTACCAAACGGGAGCATAAGTATGCCACTTTCAAATATTGTTCAAAATGTCGGGATTGGGAAAGTTGAAGCAACGTTGCTAAACCAGACAACAACGCTGGCCTTATTGGGCAGCAGTGCAACTCCGTTTAGACAAGCGGATATCGACGCTTACCACCGTGGGGCTGTGCTATTGGGAAACAACACAGTGGGTCACACAATAAGCGGATCAACTACGCAATTTCAACTATTCGGAGCAGTGCAGGCGGTATCGGAAGATTTACAGGCAGGGAAAGCATTCCCCTTACGATGCGTAGTGCAGGTGAGCGGCTTTGCAGACATAATGGGAACAACGGGACAGGGCGGCGCTCCGATAGTAATGGGTGCGGCTAATCGGGGTCACTGGTTGACAGAATGCGCGGGTGGTTGCGTAGCTCTGATGACAACTACCATGCAAGATCCGCAGGGTGGTAACGTGAACAATCGTGGACTAATCACAGAGGTTTATGACACTCAACGCTGTGTGGTCCTGTTTTAACAATGTGTGTGTGTAACTATTGACAGGAAGGTAAATATGCCACTTATAGATCTGGAAAAATCAAGAGAGATCGCCAGCGAATTCGATAAGTATCAAAAAGATGGATTGAAACTATACAAGGATTTGCAGGGGGCGCGTGTTTCGCTGAGTGAACGTTTGGAGGAACTTGATCCAACGCCGCGTGACACAGACGGTAATGCTGTTACGCCAACAGATGCATTTACGCGCCATTTGGCGGTAAAAGAGATCGAGCTGAAAGGAAATAATCAATTCAGCATAGAAAAGTTAGCAAATACTGCTGAATATCTAATGCCGGAGTTAGTGCTGCGTGAAGTCAAAGCAGGAATGGATGTAAAGGAAAAGTTCAGCTGCAAAGATTGTATTGCAGTAAGCATCGCGTCAAAAGGCTCGCACTATCACCCATTATACATCCCGGACATGAATTTGGCGAGTTTGCGGACGCGACGTGATAAATCACTGGGCGGGCGAGCGGCGTCAGGTAAAGGGGGAGCCTTCCCGGTAGTATCGATCGTGCGGCGTGAAAAAGATATCGTAGTGAATGATAATGGACGCATAATTGAATCGGCATATTCAGTAATTAAAGATTACGGATGGTCTGATTTTGCGGTATTTCTGCGCTTGATTGGAGCGCAATTCTCAGCAGACAAGCTTCAAGATATCTACGATTTGGGAATCACGGGAGATGGAACGGTAGGCGCGGCAACAAATACTTTTGCAGGGGTTGCGGCAACTCTGGCATATACGGATCTGATTGAGAACGAAACAGCATACGAAGCGCCATTCAGCATGAGCCGGATATTAGCACCGGGTCAAAGCGTGAGAACTATCCTTGCAATGGCACAGTTCCAGGATCCGTTGGCTGGTTGGGAATATCAGCGTACGGGAAAAATGGTAACGCCACTGGGTGCAAAGGTGAAGCAGGTTAATGCAACACCGGGCGCGACTCCAGTTGGAACAGTCATTGTGACATTAGATGATAGATTCGCCGTCAAAGAAGTAATAAACGAAACGCTGAGTGTAGAGGCGGACAAAATCATCTCCAGAAAATTCGAAGAGGCGGTAATATCAGAAGCAAGCCGTTTTTGCATCATCGCGGATGGTGCAGTACGTCGAATTGTTTGGACATAATCGGCGAAAGGGTCGAAGCAAAGGGAACGTAAAAAAAACAGTTCCCTTCGCTTTGTTTCAACCCAGAAGTAAAGGAGTAATTTTATGGGTGATCAAGTAAAAATACCGCGAAGCTTCGCGGATCATATAGGTGTAGCAGATACACTGCCCTCTATAAGGCGCCATTATATGAACTTATATACAGGAGGGTTAACAACAGGCTTATTGTGGCCTGGAGTGAATGCGGCAGGAATGCATGCAACGACTATAATGCCTGCAAATGGACTGCCGCTATTCCAGCGAAATTTCACGGTAGAACGGGGATTGATCGCAACGTGGGGGAATACTACGTCAAGCGCAACGACGGTACACCACGTGGATATTATGGGAGGCGGTACGACAATCTGTCGGTTGCCTGGCAGGCTGTGGAACAATACGACTACAATGCATGCGGTAGTGGCAAGCACAACGCCAATGAATCCAAATGTAGCGGCAACAACGCCTATCCGGATAGTTTGCGTAAGAAAAGGACCGTTTTGTAACCGGGCTACAATCTTCATGGTAGGCCGTGAAGCTCTGGATTAAACCGGGGAAAGCGGAAGGAGTAAAAAACGATGGATGATATTACTATCCCAAGAACATTCTCCGGACAAATCGGTGTAGCAGATACGTTGCCGTCTGTAAGACGATCTCATATCGAACTATACACGGGTGGATTAACAACAGGCTTATTGTGGCCAGGTGTGAATGCAGCAGGACAGCACACTACTACAATAGTGCCGGTAAATGGCATGCCATTTTTCAAGCGAAATTTCCAGGTAGAACGGGGTTATATCGCATCATGGTCAAGCACGAGCGATGCGGCAACAACAGTACACCGGATTGATGTAATGGGAGGCGGGACGACAATCGTACGTTTAGGTGGAAGGCTGTGGAATGGAACAACTACGGGTTTAGCATTCCAGAATAGCACAACGCCAATGAATCCAAATGTGGGGGCAACAACGCCGATGCGGATAGTGTGCACACGTAAAATCAATGCAGCTAATCGAGCAACAATCGTAATCGTAGGCCAGGAACGACTGGATTAAAAAAGTGAAATAGAATGTCAGTGAATTAAAAAAAATGGGCAAGGGAGAAGAGAATCGCCCTTGCCCATTTTATTTGTATGGAAGGAAAAAAGAATGAAGGAAGTAAGAGAAGCGGCATACTATGACCACATTTACGAAAAATCAGTAGCATATCAATCACCATATTTAACAGTCATTCATTTCCCGGTATTCGCAAGCGTAATGCAATTTATCAAAATAATCGGAGTATACCCGGTAATAGAACTGGGATGCGGAACCGGGCAACTTGCAGAGTATCTATACAACGAGGGAATAAAAAACTACGTAGGTGTAGACTTTAGCCGGTCGGGACTAAAGATGGCGCGGGTTATGTCGAAACAGGACTTCATGGAATATGATATACGAGAGGGAATGGCGGGAATATTAAAAGCGAAGGGGTGGGAAGAGGAACCAAACATCATAGTTGTAGCAATTGAAGTTTTCGAGCATGTAGCGGATGATCTAAAAATAATCAGAGAGATCCCAGCGGGAAGCGAACTAATCTGGAGTGTGCCGAATTTCGACAGCGAGGGACACGTACGATTCTTCGAAACGGATGCAATCGCCCGAGAACGATATGAGGGGGTAGTGAAGATTGAAAATCAAATTGGAATCGCAAATCGATGGGTAATGCGAGGACAGGTAAAAAGTAAATTAGAACAAAGTGCTGGAAAGGAAGTTGAAAAAACAAATGGTATTTACGGAAGAGAATGTAAAATACAACCTGTTGACTTTTGATAAACCGACGCGAGATCATGTAGAGGAATTCGCAAAAGAAAAACTGTGCATCTCTGGACTATATCACTGGTGTAAGATATTTAAAGGAGATTTCAGCTTCCCAGTATTCCCAGAGGATACCGAGAGATTTAATCTCATCCATATCAACATAACACCACGAAATATCCCATTATTGTCGCAAGTGCTGCCAATGATAGATCGAAACAAAACAAAACTGCTGTTCAATGTGGATCACTCTATTCACCTATGGAGCACAACGTTTCCGTTTCCACAAGAAATGCTGAGAGCTGTTGATCAAGGAGATTTTATCTTTGGGGTAGAACCAATAATGTGCGAGCTGTTAAGTAAAAACCTCAAACGAAAGGTAAAATGTATCCCACATCCAGTAGACGTCGAGCGACTAAAAGTACTACGAAAATATGATCGGGGAGAACGGATCGGGGTGTCAATTCACCGATATGTGGGAAATACGGTACTGCCATGGTTTGTAGTAAACGATCTGCCTGCAGGATGGGTAACAACAGCAATTGGGGCAAACAGTCCATCGTTCGCGCCAAAAGTACACCACATGTACCCGGAAGTACAACCATACCTAAAGTTCGAATCTCTTATGGAATTTACGTCCGAATTGTACGCAGTAGTAGAATCATACACGATCGCTTCGTATGGCCGATTCACAGCTGAATGCGCTGCGCTTGGAGTGCCGGTGGTAGGATGTGAAATCGTATCAGCGCAGAAAAAGTGTTTCCCGAGATTAGCAACGCGGCAATTCAATCCAATTGAAATGAGCAAAGTGTTAAAAAAATTGATTAATGACAAAGAGTTTTATACGGAGGTTGTCAGAGAGGCAATCGCGGAATGCGAGGGGTACAGCCTGGAATCATCGAAAAAGAAAATGCTTGCATTCCTGAATTCACCCCAATAAGGGAGATCAAACAAAAATGAGACTAACATCAAAAGAACAAGCATCTGTAGAACAGACGCAAGAACTCATACGAAACATGACACATCGGGTGGCGACAGATGGAAGTGTAGATTTTAACGTGTTGCAGTACATCAGCGGAATTGCGGCGACAATGGCAAGTACATTTAAAGCAGGTCCGCATGAAGTAGCGGTACGGGAAGAAAATGACGCTGTGGCTCATCCGCTTATCCATGGGTATCCAGGAATGCAAATCGTAGTGTTTGATATTCTGTTGTCAATCAATGGTCCAACGGTAATATATTTAGAAGACGCTGCAGGAAATAACTTATTGGCACCAATGTTTGCTCCCAATGCAGGACAGGGATACACAATGAACTCGACGCGAGGTAAACATCTCGATTGGGATCATGGGTTATTTGTACGATCAACAAATGCAGTTCAATATGGAATCGATATTTCATTCCTGCGGCTGGAACGTTGAGAGTTAAACGTTGAAGGTTGAACGATAAACGTTAAATGTTAAACGTTAAACGCTGAACGATAAAGGATAAACGATAAACGATAAAAAGAGAGAGAAAAAAATGCTGGGAACAAAAAGTCCAATCTTCATCGTGGGATGCACGAACTCAGGCACGAAGTGCCTATTCCTCCCATTACGAGAACATCAAGATGTAGGAGGCATGGATAAGGAGCTTCACTGGCTAGGAGTGCAACCGAACCTGGATGGACGGCTAAATCGGCTATTCGCATTATTCCCGTGCTTCAATACAAATCATGCTCATAAAGAAAGCATATTAAAAGCGTATGGCGGGGGACCGATGGGTAAAGAGGAGGTGGAAAGTCTAATCGGTTGGTTTCGAAAACATCGAAAAAAACACTGGAAAAATGGTTCACGCCTATTGACAAAAGATCCGAAACTATCACTGCGGTTAACGTGGATTAAACTACTCTGGCCGGATGCAATCATTATGGGAATGGTACGAAACCCATGGTCTGTAGTAGAAGGAATTATTCGACGTCAACCTCTAATGGGAGATGTTGCTCTAAACCTGGACGTACCCACAGCAACAGCACAGTGGATTAATGTAAATACAGTTCTTTGGATGGAGAGCAAAGAAATAGACAGTTTTATGTGGATAAGATATGAAGACTTGATTAAAGGAAAAACATATCCGGATGAAAAGGACGCAAAGAGGATTTGGAGTCAAATACTAAAACATTGCGAGCTTGACAAAGAAGGATTGACAATACCGAACGCAAGTAAGTTTTCAGAGTTTACAGGCGAAAGAGATGGGGAAAGTCACAAGAATTTAAGCGCCTGGGAAATAGAATTCATCAGTACGGCAACTGAGGGGCTGCGCAAGAAACTGGGATACGAAAACTGTAATACGAAGATACTGAAGTGAGTGTAAGTGTAAAGGAAAATTAAATAATGAATGAATTCAACAAAGAATTGTGCGATGAAAAACACGATAACATCGAGAAAGGGTTCGAGAGAGTTTTTAGGGAAATACGAGGGTTAACAAAAATGTGGAACCGGTTTCTATTGCTAACACTGTCTACGCTAATAGCGGTAATCGTAAATATCGTTTTAACATTCGCAAATGGCGGAAAGTAAAACACACAAAAAATGTCAGTTGAGAACGTGCATAAAATATTTAGAGTTAAGGGTTAATGCCGGATATTGCCGCATAGTGCGGGGTTGTGCGATATAATGCCGAAATGAAGATGGTAATAGAGAGACAAAATCAGTTCTACTTCGTAGAAAACGTGGGACTGTCATGATGCAGATAAAAGAAAGAGGTCAAATATGAGCTTCATTATATCAATCAGCCCAAAAACAAAACGCCCCGAATGTGAATTAGGAGATATTGTAGCGGTATATGATTTCGAGCCTACTGCAACAGAAAGAGAGATCTTTGATGTTACAGAGGTGGCTAAAGTCAAAGCAGAAGAAATCATGACAAATATCAACAAAGATATCGATCCGGAAAAAAGATATCCAAAATTCAAAGGGAATCTGGCAGAGCTGTCAGAAGAAGACAAGGAAAAACTGAAAGATAAGAATGGTCCAATCGATGAAATCTGGGAAGTTATAAAGAAAATCAAAATTAAAAAAGCTTTGACAGTAGTTGAAAATACGTCAAAGAAAAAAGAAGAGTAAAGAAATAAATAGTCAAAGAAAAGAGAGCTGGTAATAAATTGAAAAAGATAAGTAAAAGGAAGAGATAAGTAAAGAGTATGGCGGCAAATCAAGGCTTCATGCAAGTGTGTCCGAATTGCCCAGCTGATTATAAGATAGCTGGAAATATCACCGTGGCAGGCGGGGGTGGTTTGGCTAATTTCAGCGCGCCACAAACAGATGTTTTGATGGGAGTAGGATCAAGAGTTGAGTATAATGCCGGGGGATCGATCGGGTATGTGGCATCAAAGGTAGACCAATCGAACTGGTACCTGGTAGATGCAACGGGGGTGGCAATGATTAATCAAGCGATTTCAGCAATAGTTTCGATCAGTGCAGTTTTTGGTTCCCTGGCAACAGCCGAAGCAGGATATGCAGCTCTCACAGGCAATGCAAGTCTTGTGGCGACAAATCAAGACGTATGCTTTCCGTGCTATGCGAATCAAACGACATACGATGTAGACGCTGTGCTGTGTAACTTCGACGGCCCAACATGCGATGCAACACATGAATTTTTCATTTACAGCATTACCAATTTGGCAACTGAAGGCAATTTTGTGCACGCAAATGTTAATAATGGGATGTGGGCAGGTACAAAATACAGAATGCAAGCAATGGCAGGTAACTATCGAATCGGACTAGACAATGGGGCCGGTTTCATGCTGTCAGTTCACATAACAAATCTACAGATTTACCACTCGTGGGCCGGGGGAAGATGCATTCAAATGAATGCAATAGCAACGTCACGAGTGTTCATAGAACAATGTGTATTAAGATTAAGAGACACAGGAGGTCCCAGCCTGGGGGAAATAGTCTGGGTAGGGACAAACAACGGGCAAGTTGTGGTAATGAAAAACAATGTGTGCTTCAGCACAGTGCATAGTACGCTATTAACAGGATCAGTATTTTACCCATTCTTTACAATCCGGAGCGGTCAGTTTATCGTAGTAGGAAATACATTTCATAACATGGACGATTTGGTATGTACAGGTAGCGGAATGTTCGTTATAAACAACTTCCTGGACCTGCGCCTGGGTATATCGGCGGGAACATACCACGATTTTAACATATACCGCCAAACAGATCTGGAAGAAGAGCACGGAAGATTGACAAGACAAACAAATGAGGAACTATTCTACTCGGCAGCAGGATTCGAGGATACATGGGTGTGGTACCCGAGAGCAGATAGTGAGCTGATCGGCAATGGAATAAAACTTCGTGATGAAGACTCGGCAGACCTCGACCATCCAGAAGGATATCGATTGGTTGTGGAAACACACCCAGTAAAAGATTATGAAGATGGAGAAACATTTCTTCCAACAGATTTTCTAAGCCCACGTGGAAGATGGGACGTGGGAGCCTTAGCATATTATCCTCAAGACAAGATCATGTACGGCATCTGCCCTAACGGTCCAGGAAATTTTAGAGTAGGAAGTGAATGCGCGGTGCTCGATAGTATCATGTACTTCGTCAATGCACAGAATCATAACCTGATGGGAATAGGGGCAAGAATACAATACAATGGCGCAGCGGTGGCATGCGTAGTGGGGAAACTATCGGAAAACGCATGGATGGTGCTTACACTGACAGGGGCAAAACCGCCTGATACAAACAATACGACATGTACATTAATTACACATCCGTTCGGGTCACAATCAACGTTCGAAAACGGATTCTCGGGAAATCTGGGAACGTCAGACCTGACCCAGGCAGAAATTTCAATGCACGGGGTGTGCTACTGCGAACAAGCGGGAAACACCGTAGATAACGTGCAGGTGGTGTATGACGGTACGACTTGTGATGAAACATATCAACTACACGTGTATACGCCTTTGGATACGGTGCGACAATGTAATTTCGTTCATCGGGTACAAACAGGGGGAGTGTGGGATCCAACATTATATCGACTGGAAATAGCGACAGGTAATATCCTTACAGTAGGATCCTCAACCCGTCAATATCTAAATATCATGGGCTTGCAACTGCACATGAGCTCAAATGCCCTGGCGGCGAGAGGAACAGTCTACATCTTCGGACACGCGGATGGGGATACAGTGATAGAACAGTGCGTGATCCGTGTAGCTGATTGCAATGGTGTACACTTACGGCAAGCTGTAAGAGTGGATAACGGGAGCGCAAAAGTATACAACTGCGTAATATATGTAATCGGGCTTTTCGCGATCCGTTTGGACTTCACTGGAATGTTCGCGGACGGAGACGGTCAAACGCTGGACATGAAATACTGCACCATGTATGGGTGGCATGTACCGGTAGGGGAAGGAGGCGCCGCTGTGGTATCAGTGTATAACTCAGTCTTTGTAAGAAATGCAGCGGTAATGGGATCAATCACAACACAAGACTATAACGTATACGATATCAACGAAGGAGAAATACACGGTTATCTTACAGTACAAGCGGATGCAGCTCTGTTCACAGCAGTAGCAGGAGGCCGGGAAACATGGGACTGGACACCGGCCCTGGGAAGCGATCTAATCTGTAGAGCAAGACACTTTAATAATCATACACCAGATTTAGATCACGAAGCAGGCTTCCGGTCACAAGGAATAGCGCCGGATGCGGGGGCGTTAGAGAGAACCCAAGCGGTGTGCCCATTCGGGGTGTGTCCAAATTGCCCAGCAGATTTTCAAACAGGAGCAGGATTAGTAAGAGTATTGGACGGCATAGCAACATTCGAAATTCCACAAGTGAATGTGTTAATGGGAGTTGGTGCAGACGTGGACTACGGGGCAGGTCCGGCACACGGTTATGTGAAAGAAATGATTAACCCGTTTCAATTCGTATTAAGAACAGGGGCGGGAGGGGCTCCGGGAAATGCAGCGGACCAAGCAGTAAACAGTATCGATCATGTGTTCGCAAGTCAATCGGCAGCAGAAGCAGGATACGCAGCTCTAACAGGAAATGCTTCGTTAGTAGCAGGAGATTATCAGCTATGGTTTCCATGCTATTGTGAACAGGCGACATATGTACCAGACGCTGTAGCAGTGGTATATGACGGTCCGACGTGCGACTTCGGACACGGTATAAAAGTGTGGCAAACGTTCTCGACTGTCCGGGAAAGTATAATGCAACATCGAGTAATCAATAGCGGTAGCTGGGATGTGACAAAATATCGTCTGTTCGTCGTGGCGGCAGTTACCATAGATTTAAATGACGTCGCAAATGTGATCTCGAATATCTGGTTTATGGGAATGCAAATGTTTAATACCGGAGCAGGAGGGGGTGCGAGAGATGTTATCTGTCTAAGATCAAAAACAGGGAGTTCATTAAAAGTGTCGATGTGCATAGTCCGAATGGCTTATGAAGTCGCAAGCGCACGGATGATTATTAATGGAAGAGACAACGCGGGGCGAGTGATAACAGTGGACAATAGTATTTGGGGAATCGAAGAAAAAGCGCCAGTGGGGATCGGACACTATGGTATGTACACTGGAGTAAAAGACTGGGTGTATATATACAATAACCACTTTAGGAACTGGCGCCGGGCTATATACGGCATTGCCGGAGCTACAATATGGACAAAAAACAATATTTATTTATGGAATGATATCGCAAACAGCGTAATAGACATAGAAGATTACGATCTGTACAGAGATGTTGACCAGGGAGAAGCTAATGGTATTCTTACAACACAAACACAGGAAGAACTCTTTTCCGGTTTTAATGCAGCAAATCCGGAAGGGTCAAACTGGAGCCCCGCACCCAGAAGCAATCTAATAGACAATGGAATGGTAAGTCCGACAGAACAAGTGGATTTCGCATATATGTTGCAAGGAGACCTCGACCACCCATTCGAAACAGAATGGCGTGGACAGAGCATGCCGGGAACAAATGAATACGATATAGGCCCGCTGGAAAGAAAATACGCAGGCCTGGTGCAATGGTATAATTACTGGTAAACAAAAACTGAATGACCCAGAAGATTCCGGAGAATAAAGGATAGAAATGAAAACGGGAAAAGCTGTTCACTCACTGAACACAACACTAAACGCCCTGCGAATCTCAAAGATTGAAGCAGAGTTTGTAACAGTATCGCCAATTACAGGCATCGGGGATTACACAACGATCTATGACGCTCTTGATTCCGGTGCTGAATATATCTTCGTGAAAAATGGAACCTACGCAGAAACACATAACCTGGTACTTAGGGGACAAAACCTCATCGGAGAATCACCTAAAACGACAATAATCCAACTAATAGATAACGAAATCGAGTTCGAAACTCACGATGCAACAAATGCATACGATAACGGTACAGCACAGGTAATAAATAACTCATCAACAGTAAACGGAGTCGGAGGAACAGTGTGGGACACAGGAGCAAACGCGCCATCCGGGTACACAGATCCATGGTTAATTATCCGAGGAATGGCTCTGCCAATCGCAGGCTTTGTAAACGATACTACTCTCACATTAAAAGAACAATATAGGGGAGATACACAAACAGGGAATTACTATATCATTGACGCAATAAATATCGGATCGCTATTCAGGGGCTTCACAGTAGAACACACCCCAACAGTAGGACGACCGTGCATGAAAATCTCGGGAATCGGGGTCACGGTCGAAAGAAATGTGCTTAAATGTAGCCGTCTGACAACCACAATCGGAATCCAGACAGGAGTAGACACGAACTCAGTAGCGGCGAAAACGGTAATACAAAACAATACGATACTGTCCGGAGGAATCGGAATCGAACTAAAAAATGCCCATAGTTGCGAGGTATCAGATAATATGATTAGCGACCAGAACGATCACGCAATTCGAACAAACACAGATGATCACGATTGTTATATGAACGATATAACAAACAATAAAATCACAGGAGTGACAAATACAGCAATCGAAATTAACAGTGGCACAATGTATACAAAAATCCAAGGCAATACGATGGTTTATTGCCGCAGCCAGGCTATTACAGCAGAGGATGCTGACTGGTTGTCAATCTCGGATAATGTTCTTAGAGCGGCAGGGGCAGGAGGGAACTCCATCGAATTGACAACGGCATGCAGATACACGGAAATCGTGGATAATATCCTTGAAGTTGGAGCAATCATCGCAGACATGGCGTATGGGAACATTCGTGGAAATCGAGTGTATAGCGATGTGGAAATAACAGGGAATAATAACACGATAGACAATAATAGACTGTACGGACATATCGTTATTAACGGTGATGATAGCATAGTAAATAACAATTTCATTGAATACGGAACTGCAGATCATTCAATTCATCTAAATGGAAATAGAGATGTGGCAAGCGGGAACACAATTGAAGATTCGGAATTAAATGGAATCGGGTGTTCGGGAACAGGACATACAGTAACGGGAAATAGAATTCATAGTGCAAGCCAATTTGGAATTGTGGTGAACGCCACAGACTGCGCGCTAACCGGAAACAATATCACAGGGGCAGTAGATGCGGGAATCCGAACAGAGAATGGAGGAGATCGGGTGAGTATGAGTGGAAATTATATCTACTCAATAGGAACGGGATATGGTATTGAATTAAAAAGCCAGGACGGAACAATTAGTGGTAACCGAATTGATTCAACAGGAGCAATCGGAATTGCGTTCACGGACGCAGCAAACTGTGGATATTTTAACATCGATGGAAATCAAATAATAAATACAACGGTAGGTATCGATATAGATAGTAACCTGGGGCAATGCCGAGCATGCAACAATTGGATTAAAACATGCTCATCAACAGGAATACAAACACGAGGTAATGGAAATCATTACCAAATTAATGGAAATACCATCATAGATACAACGGCAGATGGGATTCTAATTGATGCAAACTCAAGATATTGTACAATCAATGGAAACAAAATACACAATGGAGCGGTGGGAATACATCTGTCGGCCGGTTCATCAAATCTACACTCAACAATCAACAGCAATAATATCGTGAGCTGTACAAGCCATGGAATACATTTAGATGATGAAGGTGGAGGCGTCGGTACAATTAATAATCGGGTAACGGTAAACAGTAACTGTATCCAAGGATGCGCGGGAGATGGAATCTTCTGTGAAACAACATCAAATACGATAAATGGAAATAATATAGAAGACTGTGCAAATGGAATTATAATGGCAATCGGAGACAATAATACGGTGGAAGGAAATATCTGTTGCAGCAATACAACAGACGGAATTAATATCGCAAACAGCTCAGACCGAATCATCATTACGGGAAACACGTGTTTGACAAATGGAGTAAATCAAATAGTAAATAATGGAACCAACACAGTATCAGCAAATAACATTGTAGCATAAAAAGGGTAAAATAGAGTGGCACTAACAGATATAGAAACAATCCGTAAAGTAATCCAGGCAGAGAAAATAACAATCCCGGATGAGATAAATGAATCACTCAAATTAAAACTATTGGAAGGAGCACAGCTGGAGTTTTCTAATATAACCGAAAACTCGGAAACTGTAAAAATCATCCGTGTGAATACACCTCAAGCCGATTCACACAACCCAATAACATTAAACAATCAAAACCCGGTAGACCTGGATGCACAAAAGATTGTCCCGAATTCAGGAGTAGTCGCAATTGATCTTACGTTAACAACAGTGTATATAGAAAACAGAGATTATATCATTGATTACGAAAATGGAACAGTGGCACGAACATCAATAGGAAGCACAATCGCAAACGGAGGTCAGGTTTTTGTATGGTATCTACCATTCGTAGTATTAACAAATGGAGATGATTACGGAATCGATTATCAATCAGGACGGATAAATCGTCGAACAGGAACAACCATCCCTAACGAAGCTGTAGTATACGTAGATTACAACCACACAGAAACGAGTCCGGGGGAATCATTAATAAAAGAACTTATTGAAGAAATGGAAGCGTTCATCGAACCACGGCTAAAATCGGGAATAACACTAAACTCAGCGGATAAAGGATTAAAAGCAGCGAGCACCAATTATGTTCTCTATAGTTACTGTCTAGCGGCCTGCATAAAAGAACTGACGATTGCAAGACGAGATCAATCTGATGATATTGCAAAACAGTGGAGCGCACTAAGCGAAAAATATCTAGCAAACGCAAAAATAATGTTTGGAAAGTATTTAGCGGTAAGCACGCAGCAATTAGGTGGGGTTATAGAAAACCGGTATACAAAAAATCGACGTCGAATCATACAATCACCGTCAGTATCAAGAAGAATACGGAGTCATTAGTGAAAGGGCCTGAAAAAGGAGCGTACGACCCGGTACGGCGGGAATCATCGCGATGCAAAATATGTCAGTCAAAATATCGACCGGAGATCGAAGAAAAACTGAACAAAAAGGTACCATTGGTAGAGATTATAAAATGGGTGAAAAAACAAAAACCTGCGGAAAAATTCGGACAAGATGCGTTGCGAAGACATCGAGAGCGACATACATATCGCGTACGATCAATCCGAACGCATAAAAATGGACATGTAGAAATAACAGAAAAACAAATAGGTTCCTTGACTGAATTTCTTGATCTGGTAATCAGTAAAGTAGAACGTGCAGTGAAAAAAAATAAAATAGAACCAACGGTAAGCGAAGGAATTAAAGCCGCAGAAATCAAAGCAAAAATAAAAGAAGATTCAAAATGGGAAAATGAACTTCTAAAATTCTTCCTGGAAGTATCGCAAAAATATGGACATAGTAATTAAACCAAGCTGGAAAGAAACAATTATACGAGGGTTCCAAAGCCCTGCATGCTTCGGGAAAGAAATTCTGGAAGCCGATCTGCATGAGGAAGAAAAAGAGTGTTTAGATCTGATGGCGTTTGCAGAAAGCTTTGGACTGACAACAGGAAACCGATGGGGCAAAGGAGAGGTCATCGCGATTCTTAGCGCATGGAAAGCAACATACAAGCCAGTGGGACAGCAATTCAAAGAAAAACCACTGTCAATTCTTAATACATCAATCTCACAAGATCAGGCAAACATCGTGTTCGACAAATTCACCGAGACATACGTAGAACGACCGAAGTTCGGATGGATGGTCAAAGATATCAAACGGTCACCATTCCCGCATATCAGTTTTAAATCCGGGGTAACCTGGTGGTTCCGTAATGCATCACAGGATGGAAAATTTTTAGAAGGGCGATCATACTTCTACGCAAATTTTGACGAAGCTGATCTGCAACGAAACCTACAAAAATTCCTGGAAGATATATTATCTCCACGCCTGTGGGATCAGGGAGGATGCTTATCATGGACTACAACACCTCGCCGGGGAAAGAAAAACGCATATAAAGTCTGGGAATCAATCGAAAAACAACGCAAAGCAGGGAATAAAAAAGTAAATCGATTCCGGGGCGACGCACGAAAAAATACATTCTTGGCGCCAGTGGCATTAGAACGGATGGCAAAACTTCCTAAAAGATTATTCAATAAAAATGTACTTGGATTATACGAAGACAGCGATGGAATGATTTCAAATGAAATTTGCGACTATGCAGAACTAATCGCAGAAGGCCTACTGGACCGACCAGAACCAGGAGCAAAATATATTAACGTATGGGACTTTGCACGAAGTACTACGTATAATGTCGGCATCACACTGGAATTATCAAATCCGCTACAGTTGAGATCATGGGAACGAACACAAGAAGATAAAGGAAGCCGAACCAAAACATATTGGGACTTGATCAAGAAACGAGTACGTGAACGACAAACAAAATGGAGAGGGAAAACAGTAATCGACGCAACGGGACTAGGGGACGTATTAGGATCAGATCTTGCAGATATACATCCGGTTCTGGTAAAATTCTCGTCGAATATACGAAGCACAATTATTGAGGAAGGGGTTTCGTGCTTGGAAAATGGAGAAATAGGAATACCATTGCAAGGCAATGCAACACACAAAGGGATTGAACAGATACTAAATGGGGAATATTGGTGCCTGAGAGATGAATTAACAGACTTCGATATGGAAGGGCTGGAAAACATAGTGTGGGATTTTGTATGCTGCCTATGCATGGGAGCGTGGTACTCAAAAGGATTTAGACCAAATAAGGTAAAAATAAAAAATGAGGAAATTCGTCCGGCAATACCGCCACGAATTAAAGGAGTAAATAAGTATGGCGCTGTTCGGACATAAAAAGAAAAAGAAAGCATACATCGAACCCAGGCTGCGAGGGATGAGCAAAACATCTAACAATGCCAAAGGAATAACAAAAATAGAAATGGGAGAAAAGGCCTTTAACTCGTGGGCGGAAAACAACACAACAAGGCTGAATCTGGGTGAAACCGTAATGACAGATCTATCAGGAGGGTATAAGTGGTTCTTTCAGGCGGTGTGTCGATATTATCCTATGGCGTCTGCGGCGGTGTGGACATGGAAAAATCTATGCTCAACGCGGCAAGTAGTGAAATTAGTGGGGGGAGAAGAAAAACAACGGGAAATTGCGCAACTTGTGATCAATAATCTTGATGAACGGATCAGCCCCTTCAAATTCGTAAAAGGAGGCGGAATGGATCTGTTATTAGCTCAATTCTTCCATTACATATTCACATACGGACGCTTCGCGGGTAATATGATCGTGGATAGAGAGGGGAAAGGAATTGAAAGATTTGAAATCATTGATCCATTCTGTGTTAGATTCACTAAAAACAAACGAACCCCATATATATCGGTAAATGGAAGAGACTTTTTCCGAGCAAACGAAAAAACATTCTTCTTTTATGCCCTCGATATGGATTGGGAAAACCCATACGGGGCTGCAATGATTGAATCAGCGTGGCCTCTAATGAAAATGGCTGACAATATGCTGCATGATATGGCACTATCATCATCAAATGCAGGGGTACCGCGGTTACATATCAAAATCAAACAACCGGGGAAAATGGAGGATGAAGACGACGCAGATTATATTAATCGTGCAAACGAATATTTCGACGCATATATAGATAGATTCTCGGATATCGCTCCGGATGATAACTTTTATTCGTGGGACGATCTGGAAATCGGAATCGCAGGAGGACAACCTGGAGCAACCGGTTTTGTGTGGAAATTAAATCGTTCGATCTTTGATGAAGAAATCGTAGCAGCATTTCATCTATTCCCGTGGATCGTAGGGAAATCAACACAAACGACAAAAAACTGGGTACGGTCACAATTCGATCTGATAATGTCACAAACGGAAACAATCCAAAAAATCGGGAAACGTTTTGCGGAATGGATCCGGAACACTGAGCTGTCTCTAAAAGGAATATCGGTTGTAAAAACACACCAAAATTTCGAGCCGGTGCGAGATCCAGCTCGAAAAGACATGGCAGTGGCGGGTCGATTCGAAATTGGTAATGTGGAAGACAAGGTATTAGACGGTTTTATCACACCAGATGATGGAGCACGAGAATTAGGGTATGATAAAGCCGCAGACCCAGAACGAATCTGGAATCGAAGAGAAAAAGATGGGAAGGAAGAAAAACGGGACGATAAAGCGGATGAAATTTTAGAAGGAATCGAGAGACTTGAAAACCTAACTTCAGGACTAACTCATAAAGAAAAGGTATAACAAAAGAATATGGGTTCAATAATAATCAAACCAAATGGGGCAGGGTCGGTAACGGGACTAACTGCTGTACCAGGAGCTCGGCCTAATTGGGAATGCGTAAACGACTATCCGGAAAGCCTGATGGATGAATCATACGTCTACACGGAAAACGGCACACAAGAAGATATGTACGATATGTCAGTTATTCAAGCGGGTCAACAAATAAACATCGATAGTGTGGCAATAATCGGATTGTCAGAAAGAGAAAACAATACTCAAATATGCTCTGTGGAGGTCTGTGTGCGACCAGGAGCGGTAACGTCCAGAGGTGCGGTAGAGGTATTGACAGAAGCATTTGTAGAATACATGAACGCATGGAATGTAAACCCGGAAACCGACCTGTTCTGGACAATCGCAGATGTAAATGCGCTCGAAGCAGGAATACGGTTAATATCAGGAGGAGCAGGATGCGAAAGCCAATGCACACAAGTTTACGTGGCTCTAACGGTAAATGTGCAGGGAGAACAAGTTACTAATTTCGGAAGTTTCTATAAAGATATAATCCACATCAATCAGGGATATTCTGTAATAGCGAAGGAAGACTACGGTAGATCCCTATTCGGAGCAACAACTATAGAAATCGAATACAAAGACCCAAATGGAATAACAGGAAATATCACAGGTGATATTATCGACCAAAACCGAATCATAGCCCCGATAACAGCAGGACTAAACAACAAAACAGGTAAATGGTGGTTTAAATTATATGCAGTATTAGTAGGAGGAGAAATCCTGGAAGGAATTCCATTCTTCGTAAATGTGCAACCTCGGTGGTATTAATTCTGTTGTGTTTTCGTTTTTCTGTTAGGCCCCAGAACTCTGAATACCGTGTTGAGGGAAAAGCGGTGGTCAGCGTGAAAACCAAGTGTCGATTGTGTGGTTGTGTTCTTTGTCTGGTAACTTGTGGAATTTAAACGTTGAGGTTTTGAAGTATGAGTATTTATTCAAAATAACAAATTGTTTGGTGTGGTGAAAGTATAAAAATTTATGGCTAATTGGGTGCAAGTGTGTACTCTGTTAAATGGGCAATCCCGTATATACTCGCTGGCTGTTTTTGAAGGTCGGCTATATGGTGGAACAGGAACTGGTGGTAGATTATTTAGAATGAATCTGACGGAAACTGCTTGGGAACAGGTGTGCGGAAAGTTCTTGGACAGACGTATGATATTGTCTCTCACTGTTTTTGAAAATCGGTTATATGGTGGAACGGAGAATGGTGATTTGTACAGATTAAACCTAGCAGGGAATTCGTGGGAACGGATTTGCGGTATATTAAACAGTCAATTACATATGAAGAGTTTAATTGTGTTCGAGGGGCGTTTATATTGTGGAACAGGATTTGGGGGTAGATTATTCATATTAAATCTAGCAGGCAATGCGTGGGAGCAGATATGTGCACAGTTAAATGGACAAGGACTAATAAACTCGCTGGCAGTTTTTGAAGGTCGGCTATATGGTAGCACCAGCCCAGGGGGTAGATTGTTCAGATTAAATTTTGCAAGGAATGCTTGGGAACAAGTGTGTGCAGAGTTAAATGGACAAGGACTAATAAACTCGCTGGCAGTTTTTGAAGGTCGGCTATATGGTAGCACCAGCCCAGGGGGTAGATTGTTCAGATTAAATTTTGCAAGGAATGCTTGGGAACAAGTGTGTGAGACATTAGAGGCATTGCATGTTTTTGATTTAATAGTATATGATAATGATTTGTATGGATGTACTGGTATAAGCAGTGGGTCTTATGGGGGTTATTTGTATCGCTTGAATGATTTAAGGAGTGCGTGGGAACAAATTTGTGGGTATTTACCGTTGGAATATGTTGTTTTCTCGTTGGAAATTTATAACGATCGTTTGTACGGTGGAACATTTATTAGCGGGAAATTATATAGACTAAAGTATTTACTTTCTGCTAATTTCACAGCGATTCCTTTGACAGGATTTAGACCTTTAGTGGTACAATTCACTAACGAAACAGTTTATGATTTAGATAAACCAACATATTTATGGACTTTTGGGAATGGATTGTCCAGTACTGGATTTGCGCCAGCACATCGTTATAGTTCCGTTGGGTTTTTCACCGTTTCGCTAACAGCTACCAATGCAGTGGGCGTGGACATTTTTACAAGAATAGATTATATTGAAGTTATTGAATTGCTGGGGGAAAGGGTTTCCAACAATTCTCGGTACTGGCCTTCGGATATTATTGATATTGATCAGAATTACCACGTAATTCTTATTGAAGATCAGAGCCGATCGATGATTACTGCAACTTCTATTGTAATTCTTTACATTGACCCAAATGGGGCGAGTGGTTCACTTGCCGGTTCGCACGTGTCAGATGATGGGGTGGTGGGATATGTCTCGGTAGGGTTGAATTCTATAAAGGGTAAATGGTGGTTCAAGTTATACGCGGTACTCGCAGGCGGGGAAATCCTGGAAGGTATTCCATTCTTCGTAAATGTACAAGCAAAGGGACTATGATGAAAAGCGAAAGTGATGCAAAAGAATTCATTTGCCCATTTCCATGCAGCTGCGCTTACCGTCAATCTGGGCAACCGAAATGTGGGAAACGAGTACGGAAAGTTAGCTGTGATGGATATAAAAGCCGTGAAGAACTCAAAAAAGAAAAAAAGGGAGTTAAGGTAAAAAAATGATTAAAGAACTTGTATTGGGTTTAATCGCAAGCATTGTAATGATAGTAATATTGGGAGGCTGTGCAGGAAGCACATGCCCAGAACCAGTGCCAACGATAACACTTGTTTTTTGCGACTCAGTACCGCCGGATGACTGGCCATTTGAGATTGATGAAGTAATAATGTCGTGCACACTTTGGATCGACTTCTCAGATTCAACACTCTGGCAAAAAAATAAAAATCCATAAAGAGGGTTCGCACAGAGAATGGTTCCCAAATAGAGTCTAAAGTGTGTATATTAAAGTGAATAATAAAACCTGGGTAAAGAAAAGGATAAAACAAAGGAAGGTGAAATCGAAGGATTAAGAGGTGGAAAGATGGAAGATTTCGTGAAAGAAAATAATCGAAACCAGTGGCAGGATGTAATGATAGAAAATAGTGCACACGTAGACAAAGACTGTTCTATAGGTCCAGGAACAAAGATTTGGGCAGGAACACATATTGGTGAATACTGTATAATCGGCGCAAATGTAATAATCGGCCAAAATGTATACGTCGGTCCAGGAAGTGAAATTGGGGACAATTGCAGAATTCAAAACTTTGTATCCATCCCAGAGGAATGTATACTCAAAGAAGGGGTATTTATGGGAAGCGGGTCCTGTTTGACTAATGTGCGATATGCGCGGGCGATGATCAACAAACGCCACGCATTCATTGGGGTTCGCGTCGGTAAGGGCAGCACGATAGGAGCAAACGCGGTGATCGTATCGGGCTGTGACTTAGGTCGATATTCGATGATCGAAGAAGGTGCGGTAGTAAAATCACCCGTAAACCCTTTCTCCGTGCAAAGAGGGAACCCATCACATCATGTAGGGTGGATATCAGAGAAAGGGATCTTACAAGATAATCGACCAGGAATATAAATAGGAAAGATAGGAGTAATAAAAGAATGCGCGATAAAGGTATATGCCCTCACCCGGGAAAATGTAGTAAATCGGTCAAGGTAAGTATTTCAAAGAATATCCAACGGTGGGCATGCAGTGTATCTAATCATAATCCGGTGATTTTTTGCTCGCTTGCTACTTGTCCGGAGGGAAATATTGAACTAACAGAGGCGAGTGTTAGAAAATATTTGGATAAACAGATCTATAAATGGCGAAAACAGTGGCGGGCAGAGAAAAAAAATTTAACAGCTCGATGTTAGTTAGATGCTTATGAGAAACTTCGGTGGGATCTTCTAGGGGTTGAGGTGTAATAGTGAAATAGTAAAAACCAATCGGTAAAAAATTATAATAGTAAAAGGATAGTCAGAGAAGTATATAGATTAGAAAAGTGGAGAGCTGGTAAAATTAAATAAGATAGGAAAAAATAATTAGGTTAACATGCAAAATCTTCAATTTTTTGAGAAAGGATATAATAAGATGGAAGAAAAAACGGTTGTTCAAGAGCCTGAGAAAACAAAGGTCAGAGAATCCGAGTTTATCTTAACTGGGCTGGATGCTGCGGAAACAAGGTTTAAAGAGTTATTGGATAGATTGAGAGATAGACTGTCGGATGTTTGTGAAGAATTAAATCCGGATGAAAAAAAGGATGAAGAACGAGGGCGAAAGGTGAAGGGGGTGTTGTTTAAAAAACTGGAGTGTAAAGTGTTTGAACTAAATGGAGTGGCAGATGGATTTGAGGACGTTATTAAGCGTATAGTGCTTTAGGGCGCACCCCCCTCAAAAAAGAGGGTGTCGGCGTAGCTCCGGGCTACCTTCCAGTCGGTGTTTCACGTGAAACAAGTTCCCGTAACAGAAACACAATAAATTCCCTCCGCCTGCCTTGCGCAAAAAAGTATAGGGTAGTAAAAACAATCTAAGCATCCGGCCGCGCTAAACACCTAATAGACTAAACGCCGAGAGAGATTTGCCATCCCTGGACAACTCACGCTTAGCGGTGAAACGGCGCTATTCCTCGGCAGTGAAGGTAGCGCTTTTTAGAGTATATCAAGTTATATTCCGGCATAAGGATTCAATAGGCATCTGTTTTTATACTCCTGCGGTTTCAACGTCCAAGCAATATTACAAAACCACTACAAGGAACGCGTGACAATCTCGCGAGTTTATATCGTATTCCCCCCATACCCCCCAGGGGGCAAAAAATATTATTGGGAGGAAGAAAAACAAAAAAAAACAAGCCGGAAATGGCGGTTTGGACGGCTCTCTTTTCCTTTGGAAGTGGGAAAAATTGGGGGGACACGCAGGTAGGCTTCACGCCCTGGAAAAACTAACCCCCCAAACAAATTTTCCCCAGTCCGAATAGCGTAGCGGATCGTTCGCCGTTTTGCTCGCAGTTTTAATTTTTTTTTGCCCCAACCTTAATCGATTTCAAAAAAAAAAATGAAAACCGCGAATTGGTAGCAAGAATATTCCGCCGTCCTGGCTCTATCGCAAAAAATCCCAAACACTCAGAATCAATGCAGTCAGATTCCGGCGTTGTTTTTCTTTTTTTTTGTTTTTTCTTTTTTTTTGGTGGTCGTTTTTTGGGTGCGTTGTTTCCTTTTTCCTGGGGGTTCCTTGTGGCTTCTTTTTGGTCTTCCGCTTCTTTCTGCTCCGTTGTGGCTTTTTCGGGTTCCCGGCGGGGCCTTCCGTCTTCCAGCCTTCTCGCGTCCCGTGCGGTGCTTTCCGCTTTGGCTCCTTCTGTTGTTGCTGCCGGTGGTTCTTTTGCGGTCGGTTGTTGTCCCTCTGGCCTCGATCTCACCATCCGCTCTGCTGCTGCTGCTGCCAGGCTTCCTCTTCGGTTGTTTTCAGTTTCCGGCGTGCGCTCTGCTGCCGCCCTCCGTGCCCGCTCTCTCCGGCTCGTTGCCGCCTGCTCCTGCCTGTTCGTTTTTCCCCGTTCCCCGTCGTTCATCCGTTCGGGCTCGTGGCTGTGTGCCTTTGCAGCGGCCCGCCGTGGCGTTCCTGTTTTCGTTTTCTTGCCGTCTGCCTCTGTTGCCTCGCTGCCCTGCGTCGGGGGTGTTTCATCGTGGCGTGTCGTGCCGGGTTCCTCTCTGCTTGTTCCGGTCCCGGGTTTCTCTTTTTTCTGTCCTGTTGTGGGGTCGGCCCCTGTTTCCCTTTTCGAAAGGTAAAAAAAAACTGGTGCTCATATTTGCTATAAAAATATTAAATTATTAGGTTAAAAATAATGAAAATAACTGTTGACTTTTGTGGCGGATTGTTGTATATTATTAGTATAACAATAAACAAAGGAAAATAAAGTGAAAACAACGATAAATGAAATAACAATTGAAATTTCTGGGAAAATGGTAAAAATCTATCCTGAGTATAACCAGCTTGACGAAATACTAGTACAGTCATTTCCGACACAAATAGAGGCAGTTGTTTTTTATTGTAATCAGATAAAAGAACTATAATGAAAACAGAATTGATCAAAATACCCGGGACTGAAAAATATCCCTTTGCGTGTATTATCGAGGTCGATAATATTTGGGTAACTGATAGAATATGTGATGAAAAAAAAGCGAATGATCTCATAGAATATATTGAACATTGTGATGATATCAAAACTTTGAAAATGAAGCTTGCAATAAGCTGTATTGAATTGAAAAGGAAATATTAACAATTAAGTATTAACAGGAGTTTGAAAATGGAAAAATATAGATTCAACAATAGCGATGAGAGCGTCTATTTGCGTGAAAACGATGCCGATTTTTTCATCGGAAGCTATTACGCATACGGTATAACAAAGAGAATGTCATACAAAAAGGCAGCGAAAATCGTAGAAAAGGTCTGGTATAATGAAGAGGAGTTGACAGAAGAGAAACTGCTTGACATTTGCGAAATATAAAACAATCACAATCACAATCACAAATGATAGGGATAGATAATGAAAACATTAAAACAAAACAAACAGAAAAATAAAGCTCCAAAAAATGTACAGACATCAACATTTGGCTGTCCGTGCTGCCTATGGTCTGGAATCGAATGTAAAAAGGGAAATATGTACAAAAAGGGGAATAAAAACAACTGTGATAATTACACTTACTGCGATTAACAAAGAACTTTTTCACCATTAACAGGAGGTCTCAATGAAACACACAAAAGCAGAGGTACTCGCGAAACTGAGAACAGACGCGGCAACAATCAGCGACTGGAAAAAGTCAAGAAAATCACTTAACGATGACGATTTTGAAAAATACATCGAATCCGTGTTTGAGAACTCATCAGATTCTGATATCGAATCATTGATGGAGTTGAAATATGCATACTCATATCGTCAGGAAGGAATTGAAAAACCCAAATATATATACACTGCTGATGAGGTTGCCAAAAAATCTATATCTCATCAGTATGGGGTAGATAGTCTCGATATGTGTATACAAAGAGAAGACGGCATGTTTTTTGACGCTGGCTACGATGGTCATTATTTTCTCAACTCAACGCCGTAAAAAATAATTAACCGTGCCGGGGCTAATCCCCGGCAAACAGGATAGCGCTTCAGGCCGCGAGGCTGGCGAGAGGCGGAAACGGAAACAATTAACAGGAGGTGGAAATGAAAGTTGAAAACTACAATTTAATCTCATCCAACGGACATCATATAAGAAAAGCAACAAAAGTTATTTTTGATGATGGAGAAGAGATTCGTTTTATAGATAAAGTGAGCAAAAAAGAAGCGATTAGAAATGCGCTTTATCAAATAAATAAGCGTTTAAAACCACTAAAAAGTAAATACCTTTAAGGAGCTATTATGAAAACAGTAGTAATCAAACCCCAGAGAATTACAAAATATTCGCATGAGGCTATCAAGAAAAAATCGCAGAAGGAAATGTGTGATCAGCAAGTGGTGATAAGAAAGATACTGAACGATTGGGCACTAAATCAGGATCGAAAGCAGTCATAAAAAAAAGAAACCCAGTCTTCTGGTTGTGTCTGCACTTATTAGAACAATCACATTAACAGGAGGTGAAAAATGAGCTGCAATCATGTTTGGAGAGACACTCTCTCTCCAAAAACAAAAAGCAGTAAAGAAATTTTATTAGTATCGATCGTTGGCAGCGGCACGTCCGGCTGGTGGTTGAGAGGCAAAGAGATCGAATATGCAAAAGAATTGTTTGACGAAGGTTTGATTTTCTATTGTAAAAAATGCCATAGCGCCGCAGCGTTTGCTTTATGCAAAAAAACTAGCTTTAAGTGATCGCATAAATTATATTATGTACAAGGAAGGCCTTCAGGCTTCCCGGAAAGGTTTACTCTATGAGAAACATAAAACCCACCTCTAGTATTATCAAATCCTGCCAAAAATTGTTGATAGCCAAATCTTGGACCGCTAGTGTTCGTCCCATTGTTGTTGCATACAAAAAGAAAATACTTCTTGAAATGAAACCTGTTTCGGTGCGCTTTTGTAAAAGCGATACCTTCGGTGATATTATTACTGATCCTGATCTCTCTTATCATCTTTCAACTACAAATGCATCTTTCTACTACAAACGTTGCGCTGAAGAAGCTGAGCTTGCGGGCCTCTTTATTGAAAATCCTGATCTTTGCCCGCTTCTTGTTGCTCTCCATGAAGAGCGCCTTGCTGAAATTGATTTCCTTCGCTTAATGCAACCAATAACTAAAATCAATCCGTCTAGTTGCATTTCTCTTGATAACTATCACAAACTCGTCGATTTGGCTATCTCTTTTGTTGTTACGTATTGTGGGGAAGAAAATATCATTCTTATTAAACAACCGGTTCATTTATGACTTAACGGTTAATATTTCTATAAATATCTTTAGAAACTTTACATCAAAGGAAATTTGATATGTCTGATTTAAATGTTTTACTATGTCCTTTTTGTGATAAATTCTCTGACTTTTCCTCGGTTTTTGGCATACCTTATGCATGTTGTGTAAATCCAGATTGTCCTATTTGTGGTATTTTTGTACCTCTCGAACAATGGAATAATCGACCCTCATTGAATAATTCATCAAATAGTTCTGGCCATAGAGATAAAAAATCAAATCCGAAATATGTATCTTTTAATGATTTTTGGGAAACTGTTCCTTCTAAAGGTTGTGCAGTTTTGATGTCAATTGATGATTTGAAAGAATGGTCAGAAACTGTTTTTAATAAGGCTCGATGCTGATTTTTCTCCTTAACTTCAAGGATATTAATATGGAAACTATACGATTTACCGCTTGTGAGCATTTGGATTATAGTGATAATTTCAATGCAAAAAAACATCTTATTTCGCTGGGTGAAACAAAGGTTTGCTGGGATCGTCCGGTTATTGACGATTCATATCCTAGACTTGTGCAATTTTGCAAATTACATGGTAGAATGAATCATCCTGAAGAATGTACTTCTAAAGAAAAAGCTGGTTGTGGTAATTATAAAGACTTTTTACATGAGGTTGATCTTGCAACAATTGTTACCTAACTATTTATAATGTTTTTGAACAAGGTTGTGTTCTCTAAAGGAAAACAGGAAACAAAATTAATATGTATCCTATATCGCAAATTGTAAACAAGTGTTTTTAAAAGAATAAGTTGCCAAATTGTTGATTGAAAACAATGAGAAATAACCAAAAACAATCCACTTTTTAAAAAAGGATTTAAACTTTATATGAATGATGAAAAACTGGAACAGGCAAAGGGTTTACAAGAGAAAATGCAAACGGTGTATCGTCGAATTGATAAACTTACAGAAAAATCTTTTCTTGAGGGGCATGCGTTGGAAGATTGTACTTTTAAAAAAATCAGTTTCACTAATCGACAGAACAATGTTGATATAAATATAAAATCAAATAACTCACCTGGGTATTGCGGCGAAATCTCTGAAAGCGGAAAAGATCAGCTCAATACGCTAATAACCGTTTTTAGAAATTCAATCGCTACTGTTTACCAAAATGAACTTAAAAAATTAGAGCAGGAATATGCAGCTTTATAACTTCCAAAAAACTTAAATTGTCATTTTTTGAACATTATGGATATAGAAATAAAAGTAACAGTTATGACTGGTCCTTTCGTCGGAATGGGAGGCAATCTAAAATTAACGCTTGATGATTCCCGTCCGGCCATTGAACAGATCGACAAAATCAATTCTGCAATTAGTGTTTATGGTACCTGGGTTAAAACGGCTCGTAAAGATATTTATCCTGACCCTGATAATGTTTTAAAAATATTGCATGTTTTTGATAACACCAGATTCAACGTTCCTAAACCTAATACGTGTGAACAAACGTCACTTTTTTAAGGAGATTTTATTTTAAAATAATTATAATATCCAATTCCTATTTACATCAACAATAAATACATTTACTAATAAGAAACTAAACAAATCTATTACATAGGATTTATTAATTTATGCCAGTTGATATATCAAACTATACACCTCATCAGCTTATCGAGCTGCATCATAAAAAAGACCGGTACATCGATCAGTTGCATAGCGTGCTTGCTCATCTCAATGGCCGGCTTTATTCCGCACGGCAAAATCGATATGATCTTCTTTCCTATTCTGCTGCGCAAGAACAACTTATTGAAGCTTTGAAACTTAAGCTTTTTAAAGAAAATAAATTATTATGTAATAACCCCAAAACAATCAAGTGTAAGGTATCAATTGAAAAAAAACAAAGACCAGGAAAGGAGAAATAGAATGCCGAAAGAAGATGCACACGTAAATCTATTTATTACAAAAACAGGGCAGTGGCGGGCGAGAATTACACCCAAAGTGATAAGTGATAAGTGGGGAAAACAACCAGGGGCAAGCTACGAGGTCTCGATTGGGAGTGAAAGCTGGAACCGGGGAAAAGGTAGAGAACATGATGAGAAAGTTCGAGTACTAATGGAAAGTCAAATGGTAAAACTTGCTACGATGTATGCTCTTACAGTAGGATGGCAAAAACAGAGTGAAACAAGAGTGATTATAGATTTAGTTCGGGGCGTTGTTAAGTGTGGTGATGTATAATGGTCGTGGAAGGATCCGTAAGACGGATCAGGCGCGTTGGCCAAGTTGATGAATGCCGGCTTGAAGATAAGTTATTGTATGATATTGACTTCGAACGCTTCATAGAGTATAATTTAGACATCCGCGAGTTGATCGTGTCTCAAATGCTTGTCTCTGGGTATACTATAGTGGAGATCGCGAAACACCAAGGGGTAAGCCGGCGGTTTATCACGCGGGTAGTAAAAGAGCTTCGCAATAAATTCCGGCGATTCCTCAAAAAAATAGAGTGAAAAGATGACAGACGTGGAACACAAACTAATAGAAGAAGCAAAAAGAAAATATGGGAAAATAGCACCAGTGGGAAAGAAGCATCGATTAAAAGAATGCTTTACGGATGATGTGCGGGGTAATAGGGTATTCTGGTTTAACGATAGGATAATTGGTAGCACGCATATGATGCTTGAAAAAGAAATCAGTTCCCATCCGGAAGGCTAAAAACATATATTAAGTAAGTAATCAGAACAAAAAGATTCTCCATACCGGTTGTGTTTTTCTATCTCTCAATTCCCGAAGCGCCCGCCAATTCCACGGCTGGCGCTTTTTTTATAAGAAAAGGAAGAGAATAAAAATGCTAATTAAAAAAGGTGGTAATATATAATGGCATGGTATCATCAATACCAATTTGGAGAGGTCTTACATCCATTATACCCACGATTAGAGGGATATGCTCTACCGATCCTGCAATATGAGATCTGTGAAAAGAAGATTTTAGCCGTTGAACTGCAAATAAAGGAAAGTCTACCGATGTGGTTTGATCGGAAGTACATACGATTATACAAATCAGGAATTGATCTGGTAAAAGAACCCGAGGCATACAACGGAGGGTTCCGGGGTGGACTGAATAAACTTTTGCGAGGCTGGAATATTAGAAAACGATAAAATAAATTAGTAATCTGAAAGAAGAGGTAGATATGAAATTAACTGCCTGGCACAAAACAACAGGGATTAAAGCAAATCGGGTGTTCAATTATAGTGAAGACCCAGAAATGAAGAAAGAAGAAACACACGAAGCGTGGCTCGAAGCGCGACGAAAAGGGATAGGTGGATCGGATATCTCAGCTATAGCAGGGGTGAATCCGTTCAAATCGGCTATCGATGTATTCCTGGAAAAAACGGGAAGGTTAAGGGTCCCTGAAAATAAAAAGATGCGATGGGGAAAAATACTGGAAGATCCTGTGGCAAAGGAATATGGCGTAACGGAAGGGGTGCGAGTGCAGCGCATCAATGCAATGCTGCAACATCCAACACACGAATTTGCACTGGTAAACCTGGACCGGTTAATTGTAAAAAATGGAGCGGGATTGGATAAAAATCGAGGTCCGGTACACCAGCATCTTTTAGCACTTGGAAATGGATCGCTGGAGGTTAAAACAACGGGATGGGCAAAAGCGTGGGAAGGGGATGAGATACCGGATATGTACTACACACAGTTACAATGGCAGCTCGGAATCACAAGCTTGCAATGGGGGCAGTTTGCAGTGCTGGTATCTGGACAGGATTTTGTAAAACCAAGAATTTGTCGGCTTAACCCAGAGATATTCAAAAATCTGCTCAGATTAGGCAAAAGGTTTTGGACTGAGAATGTGTTAAAAGATCGAGCGCCGGACCCGGATGATAATCCTCGAACGCTGGATAGTATGAAATTACTCTATCCAGATATTGAAGAAAATACAATCATGCTGGACAATAATCTAAACAAGGTAATAGAACGTAGAGGTGAACTTGAGAGAACAATAAAAACTGCTAAGGGGCAGAAGGCGGCAATTGACTCACAAGTACTGGCTCAACTTCAAAATGCTAAGTGGGGTCTTACAGACCAGTTTAAAGTAACGCGAGTAAGGCGGAGTAGTCTAAGATTCAATAGTAAAAAATTCCAAAAGGGATACCCGGATTTGCACAAAAAATTTTGTGTAGCATCTGAAGCAATCTATCCTATGTATAAAGAATTAAAAACATCAAACAAACATAAGGAGGAATTCTAATGACGTTAACACCGCAAGGCCAACCGAGCATGGATCAAAAAACAAAACACAAAGAAGTAGAAGAAAGAAAAGAACTGTTGGAGAAACTCCAAAAGAAAACAGAAGTAAAAGAAAATCTACCTGTAAGCAATAAAAAACAGGGGAGCGAAATGTTTTTGGAGTTCATGGAGCGGCACAAACAAGATTTTGCAATGGTAGTTCCAAAACATTTGTCGCCAGAACGGGTGATGCGTGTAGCAATTGCAGCATGCAAACGTACGCCTGAGTTAATGACGTGCTGGCTTCCCTCGGTAGTAGGAGGATGCCTAGAGGCATCAGCATTAGGGTTGGAAATTAATACACCCCTGCAACAGTGTTTTCTAATTCCGTTTAAAAATAACAAAACTCAACGGACAGAAGCTCAATTAATCATCGGATTTCAAGGCTATATTGAGTTAATGTACAACAACCCGAAAGTATTATCCGTGTATGCTGCGGTAGTATATGAAAATGATGTGTTTATATGTGAATATGGAACAGAGGAAAAAATGATACATCGCCCATTGGAAGTGGGGGAAGCGGGAATGGTGCGAGGGTTCTATGCATATGCGAAGATGATTGAGAAGGCATATCGATTTGTGTATATGCCAAAGGCAGAGGTTGATCGGATCCGGGATGAGTATTCTTCATCATACAAGTCGAATCCAAAAGATAGCCCGTGGACAACAGAATATCTGGCGATGGGGTGTAAAACAGCAATCAGGAAGCTACAAAAATTCGTTCCTAAATCAGCGGAGGTGGGGCGAGCGGTCGAGGCAGATTTCAAAGTAATCGATGCGTTCGACCCGGCAAATTTTCAAGTGAATCAAGAAAAAACTGGCTTATAATCGAGTAACAGGGGAGAAGAGGCAAAGTATGGAAAATAGAAAACAAACAACATTCGCTGCGGTAGTAACAGGAAATAGCCTTCGGCGGGCAAAAACCGGAAGTCCTTGCGTGTTCATCCGAGTTCGAACAGCATACGATATAGAAAAACCAGAAGAAAAGTGGGAAATGACAGTTGTTGGAAATCTGTGGCTAACCTATAAATGTGTTAAACAAACAGTGATAACACTACAAGAAGCGTTCGACTGGAAAGGGCATGCAATCACAGATTTTAACGAACCGATCCTGGTAGGAAAAAAGTGTGAGATTGTATGCGAGATAGAGGAGTGGGAGGGAGAGGAACGCTGGCGAATCGCATTTTTCAACCGCCCGGGGGGAATGAAAGGCATGGAAACAGGAGAAATGGATAAACTGGTATCAGAGGTGCAACCAATGATCAACGAGGTAATGGGCGGAGAAGAAAGAAGGTTCAAAAGACAAGAGGGTGAGGTTATTGGGCCAGAGAGGAATACAGATAATGCGGCAATAAATATGGAGGCAAGCGTAGAAGACGAAATGAGTTTTTAAAGAAGGGAAGATAATATGGGGGTTGAAGTGTGCGAACTATATAAAGCAGAAATTGATGAAACAGAAGAGGGTTCGGAAGTAAAGATTTTGATTAACAAAGATCTACCAATAGGGGGTAAAGAAAGGAGCTGGCCAAAAGGTTACCAAGAGATGTATAAAGAAGAGGCAAGTAAGTTATATAAAATGTTGGCAAACAATCTGCCAGGAGGAACGCTGGATGCGCTGCTCGTAAAACTATTAGAAAACAAAATATGTCTATGGCGAGTAGCGATAGGAGGGGCTGATGAAAATTAGAGTACCATACCAAGAAGGAGCAAAAGGGAAATTAAGAGGTGTCGAGGAACTGCTGGAACAAGAACTGCAAGAAATCAGAAGCTGTCCAAGAGGAGGTTTATTGCACATTCTGTTTTACGTAGATGAACCTATCAAAGTGATTGTGGCATCAATGGAGGTTTTAAGCTGCATCGCTAAACGGTTCCCGGATTATCGACCAAAAGCAATACTGTCAAACACGGTACCAGCGGCAAAGTTGGCGATTGAGATCGAGTTCGGAAGTTTTAGGGATATTGGAAAAGGATTTGTTTAAAAATGGAAACGAAAGAAAAAAAGAAAAGATGCATTAAGAATTATGGTAGAAATGGGTTAATGGTGATGAATTTAATGTCTCATGGTAAAGAGGAAAAGAGTGAGAGAATTGCAGAGCGATGGACAGGGATTGGGTGGCGTGAAATAGAGTTTCAACGACTCATAAAGGATGATAGATTTCGTCTGCGGGGTCCACCGGGAAATAAGCTATGGAAGTGGAAAGGACAACGGTCGTGGATATGCAGTGAAAAGGCAAGGTGGGAGAAAAAGCTGCAAACCTGGACGGTGAAGGTAAAGGATTGGAGGAAAAATGTCGAGGGTAAATAAGAATGGTGTGCAACAATCCATGTTTTGTAGAGACAGTAATATGGTGTCGATTGAGGAATATCGGGAGCTTGTAGAGAAAAAGCACAACCGTACAAGTCATGAAAAGAAATTCATGTCGGGTATAATAGAAGTAGCTCACGCGCTGGATTTGCCATGTGTGCATATAGAATACTTTTGCGGAAATAAGTTCTACCCAACGTGCACTGGACGTTTCGGTCACAAACATGCACCGGCGCGAGCAATCTGTCCGATATGCGGTGAGGCAGTATTGGCAGTTTGTGTAAATCGAATCAACAAAGGACTGGCGGGGCATTATGATATATTGGGCATCGACTGGGCTATGGAAACAAAACACAAAATCAACAAGGGGAAACAGAGGGCTAAAGGAGACAAGGGACAGAAAATTAAAAGCGTCCTATACGAAACAACAAAAGTTCCACACCTGGTGGTGAATGAAGATGACGATGAGAAAATATGGAAATTCTTAAAAGATTTACACAATAGAAAGTTTCCGGAGCGAAAAGTATGATTGAATGTTGCGAAAAGATAGTATAGAATTGAATTAGGAAAGGCATAGAATAGAATGAGTCATGTAATCAAGGGTCCTGTAAAACATGGTCGTAGAATTCGAGAAATAGGAAAGATAGAAGAAGCTGCTCTGCAGGGAGACTGTGTAATCACAGGAAGAAAGGTAATGATGCCGGCAGCGTGGATGTTTCAAATGTCAGGCCAAAAGATAGGAACATATATCAAAAATGGATTATGGATTTACAAAGGAAGAGAGAAGCGAAGCAGTGGAAAAAAAAGGAATAGATGGGGAGGGAAGGGAGAGGAGGATGAGTAGGGTCCAGAGAAAATGATGCGATGTGCTCTGTGCAAAGGATTGTTCAGGTAGAAAGGATCATAAAAGTGAGTCTGTACCGATATTGTACGGGAAATAGTAAGAAAGAGAAGAATCTAAAGAAACGTACGTGTAAAATAGTTGGAGACAAGAAAGGAGAGTGGGTACAAGTGCAGTTTTTGGACACTGGGAAAGAAGAAACTGTGGAGCGTCGAAAATTGCGTATTGTAGGGCTAAATATAGTATGTGCCAATAACAGATCGGTAAATGAACTGCGATTAAGATAATTGAGAAGGACGAAATCGAATAAAGGGACAAAAAGGCAATTGCTTATAATAGAAAGTCTCTAGGGTTATGAGCAACAAGAGTATAGAGACAATTTAAAAATTTCTCTCTACAAACATATAAGAAAGAGAAGATAATATAACATGGTAGCAATATCAATACGTCAACCCTGGGCGGAGTTCGTGGTCGGGGGTAGAAAGAAAATAGAGAATCGGACATGGAAATCAAACTATCGTGGAGTATTATTAATTCACGCTAGTCAAAGAGAGGACACAAAATGGAAAAGTGCATTAGAACATGTGCAGGGTAGAATAGAAGCGGAACAATATCTTTCACAAAAGGTTATAGGACGAATGGGACGTGCGATAGAATACCCTAAAAGGGCGCTTGTAGGAGCGGTAATCATGGTAGAGTGCAATCTAGTCAATGATGATGGTTGGGGCCAGGTTGGACGATGGTGGCACCGTTATGAATCGGCAATACGCTTCAAAAAACCAATAGTGTGGTCAGGACGAAAAACAATATTCCACGTAGAAATGAATCCTTCACAATTCGATGAGGGCGACTGGAAAGCACTGATGTCGTTAGAAGAAATCGCGCTAAAGAACGGACTACATGGCGTAGTCAGAAACGCGAAGAAAACATGGATAGAAACATTGTCAGAACGAAAAGCGGCGCGAGAGCTACTACAAAAAGAAAAAAATTATATTAAGAATTAAAACAAGGGTGATGATTCGGAGAATCCAAACTATGTAATTGGTTAGATTCATTTTTACGCACCCGCCCGAGGTTTGTTGTGGGTTGTGTGAATGTAATTTTGATTCCAAAGCTATATAAAAATGCCTACACTCGAAATCATCATATTCGCCATCACAGATAAAATCACCTAGATTGCCAGGCTCAACACATTTATTGGAAAAAATAAAACCAACTTACAATTGATAATGGTTGCCGTCAGGATTTGTAAATCGACCGCCCCATGTTCCCCCGATAGCTTCCCAGAAGATCCCTATTTTTTCGTGATCTGCCGTATCTCGTAGATATTTTCCGTCTTTAAACAGATTGAGGTCAATTGCCAGCCTCACATAGTGTTTACTGTTTTTCGAGTGTCCTCGCCTATCAATTCTTGCAGCGTCTCCAAGTGTGATCTCATAGCCGCCCTGAACAATATAGGCAAACAATAATATCAACATCTGTGCAAATTTGGATTGTTTTTTTCGTAAACTCATAACATCCCTTCCAGGGTTCAGATTTCCACATTGTGCGATTTTGCCATTTCGTATACCAATGAGCAGTATTTTTTTGCTATTTCAGCCAGTGTTTTGTTAATTTTTTTCCATTTCATTCTGCTTTTAAAACGGCTCTTATAGTAAGCCTGTATTTCGTACAACAGTTGATAAACGTGAGAAGTAAAATGTCTATTAATCCAAACCAAAACACGTGCGGCACAAATAGCCACTTTTAGACGGGTCACCTTCTCCTGGCTCCATTGGTGGCAAAAGAATTCCACAGTTAGTACATTCTATTTCTCCACTTTGTTTGTTGTGCGAAGTAATTTTTTTTACAATATTCTCCCGTGTTTTCCTTTGCTGGTCATCAAGAGAAACCAACTTTAAAACATGAGAAACATCAACTTCGATTACTGCTAATTCAAATTTAGAAAACATTATAACTCCAAAGAAAAAATTATTTTGTCACAACGTTGGCAAATGGTAGAAGTTGGCTCCATCAATTTTTACCTTTGCGTGTTGTAAGATGTAAATCAAATTACAACCAGTTCTTTTGCGAATGGGCTACCCGTATACAATTGCACCTGTTTTAGAATCAACTACTACGGCATCCCCTTGATCTTTGGCGGCCGCGTTTGCTTCTGAAAGAGTATCGGCCATATCCATTACAATCGCTCGATCTTCGTCAAACCGATACCTACCATCATAAATCATATACTTTGGCACATTTTTCATTTCATTTCCCTTTCTGTTAATGAGCAAACTATAATAATAAAAATTTGATTTATTTCTTACAACGTTCACGAAACGGATTTAGTTTGTCCGTGCCTCCAACTATTACCACAAGCATTGCAAAAGGAAAGTCCACATTCAACATCTGAATCATCCGAATGGCATTCAGGACAAATTGAAGTCCTTTCGTTGTTGGTGGATGAATTAATGTTCCGAATGCTTTGGAGCGCATCTTCAATGTCTTCAACTGTTGTAATCCACTTTTTAACAACAACCCCTCCACCCCACGGCTTTGGGCCTGCAACACGCCTTCCGCCATCATCACCACTTGCACAGATACAAATGCACCCCCCCTCTACACCATTAATCAATTCGATCACTGCTTTCATTTTTTTGCGCTCCTGTTATGAATAATTAATTTTTCCACCAACTAGACATATGGTGAACTATTTTTCCGATTCTGTATTCTCGTGAATTAGATGGGTGTGTGTGAAATGTGTTGAATTGTCTGGCAAATTAAACCAAAAATAGAGAACACCATCGAAAATTGTAAACGGGTCTATATTGCACGGTTCAATTTTCCCATACTCTTTTTCCGCGGCCTCAATCAACCGCGCTTTCGTACGTTCCAACATTGTTGATGCATCTGATGCATCCATATGGCACCTCCTGGTTATATTCTAACGAAAATGTGTGAACGAGCAGCCAGAACAGGCAACCGACCGCCGCGAACATTAAGAAATATAGAACTGGATTGATCATTTTATACATTTTTAAACCCCGGCCTAAACTCGGTCTAGTAAATTTTTGTGGTTTCCTTCCCACATTTAACGCACACCGTCATATTTTTTGAAACATAATTAATACAACAATCGAAACACACATAACGAGTGTGGTTGTTATCCCGATGATTTACTATCCAGGTTTTTTTTCGTTGAATTTTGACTTCTGTTGACATTTTTTCCTTTCTCCTGTGAATGGGTAAAAATCTGTTAACGTCAGAAATAACCTGGTTAAGTTTGTTGATCAAGACAGAGTCGGTCGGTGTTGCAGTCATTTGAACAGGAATAGGTTCTATCATTTCTGTACCTCTCTATATTGTATCATCCAATCACTCTGTTCTGGATCGTCTCCACTATCCAGATATTCTTTGTATAGATAAGTGTCGTGTTTTTTCAAGTCCTCCAGGCTAGCAGAGTAAGCGAGCGGACAGTCCCACATATAACAGCATCCGACCTCGTCTTTTTCTTTTGAGCGTGATTTACACCCGTACCCATTGTTAAGGGACGTGTCACCGGTGAACAGGCCACAGCAACCAGATAATTCCCAAATATTAGTTAATACCGGTTTTATGTTTCTGTATCCCATTTTTCCCCTCCAGTTCACTTGCTATAAATCTACGTACACACCCGATTAACATTGACGGCGTTACGTTGAAATAATCATCGCCTAATTTAGACATGGCATGTTCAATACATTGCTTGACGTCCGGCAATCTCAAACTTGACTTGTTGGGAGATGGGGAGTTGTCAGCTCCCACTAAATGGAGTGCCCGGTATTCATTGATTAATTCAAGAAATTTAATAATACATTTACCGCAAAGCAACCCCGCTCCTTTAACTTTACCCTTTGGTTTAATAATTTCCCATAACTTATCAGGAATTATTAAATCGACCTTATAAAGATCACCGCAACTTTGACATTTACAACTCATTTGCATTCCCTATAATATTCGTTTTGACAACGAAATTTCACCCTTAAGATCTTCTGAGAAAACGCACTTATGGATGGTAACCGGTCTAACATGAGTGCAATGATAACAGCCTCTCACACCTATCGCAAAAATCACATCGTTTTTGTTTACATCTAAAAATTGATCTGAACGAGCTTTTGTCAGCAACGCTTCTCCGTTGTCCCGCCAAACTACTATCAAATCTCCCTCTTTCATCTTGCTCCTCCTTTATTGATTACGGTCGTGCTCTTTTCAGAACACGCTTCATTTGTGCAACGCCGTCACGGTCTCCTACCTTACGGCAATATTTTAGTATCGCTTTTGTGTAATTTGAATAATAGTGGTCACGGATTTTATGAAACCACCGGTGCCAACGCGGCTGTGGAAAATGGTGCAAATGATTTTGATGAAGAAACCCTAGGCTCCGCGGCAACAACATTGTTGGCACAATGTCAGAGCCGTTGACACCTCGAATATTAAGGACGGTAAGTTTGTTATATTGATCAACATATTCTTGAGTTCCCTGAGGCGGTGCACCAAACGTGTAACAAGTGTTCGGTTTCTGCCGGTTTTTTGAGAAGTGCCTGGCACACAAACTAGCCAGGGCGCCACCGCGACTATGGCCGGTAATCAGCAACTCTTTCTTGATACCGGAAAAATCCTTCCCATGGCCATCAAAATTGTCTCGGAAGAATCGGTCAAAGGCATCCTTGTAATATTTCCATGAACGGTAGAATCCGTCAAGTATCATTCCTTCACCGAGAGGGTATGCATCAAAATTGTTTATCATTGCAGGGAGATTCTTGGGACCTGAAAATGCAATAATAATTTTGTATGACGTTTCTGCCAAAAACGCAAAATCCTTGTCGTTTACAAATGGAACGTATAAAAATGCATTTCTATCAATCAAAGGCTCGTAATATTTTCCTTTTTGATAGCGACTCATAAATCTGTGCGAAACGTATTCAGAGTACGTCCACATTTCCGGTAACCAGTTCATTTCTTTTTCTCCGTTCTGTTAAGCGGGGCATCTGGAACAGCATCAGGACATTGCCCCATTTCATATAATCGACATATTTTCCAGCCGTTTCCAGAAAACGGTGTGAAGCATTTTTTTGTATAGCATTGTTCGTCTCTGACCTGGTATTTCATTTTCTCTTTTCTAGTCATTTTTCAAAAGCTCAACATAAAAAAGATTGATTTTTGGCATTAAATATTTATCTCTAACTCTTTCTACAACACAAATTGTACCATTGTGGTGTTCCTCCCATCGCCGGCAAGAGTTTTCATACAATGTTAACAAATCCCAAAACTGATATATATTTTTCTGTGGTGATAAATTGCTATCATATTCAAAAAACCAATGTTCTTCGAGTTGTGCTTTTGTTTGAGAATACAATTTTCTATCAAACCCATCCGCAATAGCGGTGAGTACCGTCTCTATACCTTTTTTGAATTTTTTTTCATTCATATTTTCATTTCTTTGCCCTATTAAATTTGAATAAAGTTATACGGCACCCCGTGTTTTAATCGTATTTTTTCCACCTGCGCGGATATTTCTGCTGCCGTAACGTCAAGCGCGTGGAGAATGTTGTTACATTTTTTCATTGTTCTTAATTTTACAGTGCGCGCATGTCGTAAGTCGAGGGCACAGTTGCGGTGCTCCCTATTGTAGACAACCATTCTTTCACGATTTACCCGTGTCTGACATTCAGCAACATATTGTCTGTGACTCGGCACCTCGCGGCCACAACCGCATTTACATAGTTTTATTTTTTCGCCCATTCAAAACCTCCTGGATACGACACCTCTAATATGTTACCAAGGCGTAAAATGTATACCGTTTCATGTTCAGGCGCTCCCCATTCTACTCTACCGACGCCACAACGAATGTTCAGGAGATCAACTTTCATCCACGGCACATTTTTAGAATATCCGTTTTCAAAAAGTACAATATCGAATTTTTTGAATTTTGTGCCACTCTGCAACCTACTGTTCCAATGAGGCTTAATTTTTCGATAGTCTTCTTTTTTTTCTCCGAAGAGAATCATATCAAACCAGCATTTTTCAATCGGTAAATGTAAAATTTTCATTTCATATCCTTTTTGCAAATAGAGCAGGCAGTCCTTTTCTTGTTGACCGTGATTTCTGGAGCGTTTTGAAATTCGTTGTTGAATGGAACAAAGCATGTCCCATGCAGGTTTCCATACGTCCAGCCACCAGGAACTCTTTGCCATGATGAATTGCTATTAGGGCAAAAGACCTCCCCCAATTTTAATTTATATAATATTTCTGCCATTTCTGCCATTTCTTTCATTTCTTTTTCCCTTTCTGCTGGTCGTTCGGATGCCGCCTACGCATCGCAACCAATATCATATCCTTTCAACTTAATTTATTTCTTTGTCGAATTGGTTAGTAATATTATTGTCCCAAATGTAAACACATACGAGACCGCAATCCCCAATAAAAAAAAGTCTCTATCACCTGTACTTCTAGCAACAATCAAACCTAATAATAAGGGAACAACGATTGCTATACATATAATTGCGATTGTAAATAAATTCCTCATTTTATTAGCCTCCACAAACAATAACAACTCACACCTATTTTTTTAGAGCAATCAAAAGCAGTGCCAATCTTAGGCGACTTGAAAATTAGGCTTTTTTGTTTAATGTTTATAACCTTCAAGGTGTACCGTTCGTATTCACTATCGCTATGATCAGCTAAAATTTCAACGTCCATCACACAACCATCCTCATGATATTCAGCCATTAGGAAACCTCTTATTTGTTGCCTGCTGTTCGCTCGATTCAATATTTTGCTGCTGCGCAAGCTCTTTGCTTAGCGCTTCGCAATTAAGGTGTTTTTTAAGTTGAATTGCACACCTAAAACAAATATGCACACCCTCGGTGCAAGCATAACCGCCTAAAGTGAACTGAGTTAAATTAGAAAAGTGCACACCATACATAAGTGTTGGATTCTCAATTTCATCCCGGCAGATATTACAGCTATAAATTTTCTTCATTCCCATATTTTTACCCGCCTTTCATACCTGACTTGATTTCTTTTTCTGTCAAGTATCGGTGTAGATTTTTATTCCACATTTTACCTAATTTGCCAGTCCCTGGTTGCCTGATCACGCGCTCTTTTGGTTGCGGTTCTGCAACCTGAGTGCCGCACTTACAGGTGTTTCTGCTTCGATACCAGGAACCGCACGACGGACACGGTACCGATGATTGTACGACGTTATTCACAATTTTTTTTTGCTCCATTTTGCAATTCATCGACGGTAATAACTTGTTCGGCGCGGCCTATAATTTGACGAATGCTTGCGGCTTCATCTTGCATTACCGTCATTGCCTCGTGAGCCATTGTCAATTGGTTCTCGTTATAAGCAACTTCAGGATTGCATATTCTCCGACAACATTGTATGATGTCAAAAGAGTCAACCGGTGTTAAATTTCTCAAGCGCCCTCCAATTTAAAAGATTTACAAATGGTTTTTGTTTTTGAGCCAGTCCCTAAAAAACCGACCACCTTAAGGTATGTTTACACGTTCTGCATGATTTTGCTGGTTGGTTGTTGTCGGATTTCTCTGCTGATTTCGCTAATAAGGAAATTAAACTCTCTAATGATCGAGCAATACGTCTCAAATGACAATCAAACATTTCTACCGGATCATAAGTTGACATCGTAAACTCCTTTTTGTGTTGTAAGATGTAAAGCAACTGACAACCAGTTGCTTTAACGAACGAGTTTATAATGACACGCCATACATTCATGGCAATAAATATGTATTGCAAATTTGCCGCATGTAGGACATTTTTCAGCACCTTCGCCAGCTTGGTCTTCTGGGGAACATGGATTGTCAGCGCGCAATTTTATCAATCTGCTATATTTATCTGGATTACCTCCAGCATCTTCCCAACACTTTTCACAAGATGCCACAATCCCTCCAGTGAGTTAAACTACAATTCAAAAATTTTTAAAATGGCGCTCCAACGTTCCAGAAACGGTTTTTGCCAGCCTTACCGGTTGAAACCTTTCTGTGTTGCTGGATGTAAAATTTTCTTCCTTAATTTATTTTTCACGGCTACTTGATACGTGACGGAAATCCACCATTATCATTGTTTGTCCGTTTAAATCTTTTAGTAGCCTCTTTAACAATAAGTTCGCCGTCATCAAACCATAGACCATCGGGCTTCTTTCCTTCCTTATCAACTCTTGGTTCTATCCAGTACCTGTCACAACCGTTGAGGTGTTGGGAACGAGATGTAATTATTCCTTTAAAACCAGAAATTTTCGAGTAACACTCTACTCCAAGCTCGAATTCAAACGTATGTACTTTTGCCATAACTAATCTCCTTATGTTAAGTGAAAAATATTATAATATGCTTTTTAAAATTCTATTTCCGACAACGGTTAATCAACGGGTGTCTGTTTTTGCGCCCACTCGACACCAGCCTGGAAACCATTTATACCGAAACAGTTTGGATTACCTTTAGCCCACTTATTAGCAGCAGCAAAAATGACATCCCTTGATATGTTGGAGGATGTGGAGTTTTGAGCTACATTAGAGTTTTTGGAGGCATTGTTTAGAAAAGCCTCGACCCCCCGCAATTCTGCAATTGCTGCCTTCTCTGCCATTTCCTTCGCAATATTACCTGCCAACTTTTCACCAGCAAGAATTGATTCTGCTGACTGTATACGCATTTGCAGATATTCTTCTATTAACATTCAATGCCTCCTTATAATAATCGTTTTCAAAATGGAATTTCCTCCAACGTCCGGTGCAAGGATGCTGTTTTGTTCCTAAAAAATGGCACTCCGGCACCTGTTGTAAGATGTAATTTAGCCTTCCCTAATGTTCTTTAAAAACACGGGTTAATTAGATTCTCTCAATTACTGAATGCGATTCAAGTATTATTGTCGGAATTTCAATTTTATGATTTTCCAAAACATCCAAAGGGTTTAGTTCATATGTGCTCTCTTGGCCTTCGCCGCCCAACTTTTCAGCCACAATTTTCCAGACACGGAAGCCAGTAGCAGTTGGATAATTGGGCATTCTTATTGTATCACCCACATTATAGCTACGAAATTTAATATCAGTTTTAGCATTATCATCTTTGCAAGCCATGTTTACCTCACTTTAAAAGTTAATGTTTAGTGTTTTTATTTTACAATCAAAAAAGGCTAAATTATTTCTTACAACGGGAAAGTATGTTGCTGTTTGGTACAACCGCATATCTACTTCGCCAAATGGAAACATACGGGTGTTGCACGATTTAAACCGCGCATCCGCTTTTTTACTTTCGGCGCACGGCTTTTTAAGCATACTGTTTGACAAAGTAACCTTCCGAGACTGATGTGAAATGCAACTTAACAGTAGGACAGTGGTGCACAATGCCTTTGTTATTCTCCCATAGCACATACCAGTCCGAATCAACTTTTTTAAACGTGGCACCACGGCGAATTGTACGCCCGAAGTAATCCACATCTTGTAGTAAAATCAAGTTTTGCATGACACCTCCAATGTTAGTGCGCCGAACCACAATGCTCAGCGCGGTGTATTTCGTACAACGTTCCGCAAATGGTTTTAGTCAGCTTTATCGATTGAAACCTTTGGCGTGTTGTCGGATGTATCGGCTGATTCCGCTTTTAAAGAAGTTTCGACCTCCTGGACATCAACAACGTGCGAACTGATTTTATGACGCTCCAATTCTTCCTTTAGGCCAGGAATGTCAAATTTAAGAGTACGATACCGCACCGACCATGCATCTTCAGAAACCTGTTCGGTATATTGAATTATTACGTCAAACATTTAGAAACTCCTTTTATAATATGGTTCAGACGATATTTCCGACAACGTTCCGCAAATGGCAGAAGTTGGCTCCATCAATTTTTGCCTTTGCGTGTTGTTAGACGTATTTTTGCCATCAATATTATTCTTTCGGGCACGGATTAACGAGGATGAGGAAATTTGGCAGCAAGTTTCACGGCCTCGTCATAAGTGCCTACATATTCATAATTTTTATATGAATAATTAGAATCCTTTGAAAACGTATCATTGCTTGTGCAATCTTTACAAACCAATTTTCTCTTAAATAGTTGATTAGAACGATAATAACAATCCTTACAATGCTTATACTTATATTTCATAACGGTTTCCTTCCCTTAGTGCCCGAACTACAATACTCAAAAGGCAAAAATATGTTTAACAACTACGCATATGGTGAACTATTTCATCTAAATCTCGTTTTCGGCATACTATAAATATCAGTGAGGTTCTTATTTTCATCAATCAAACACCAGCATTGAGCAAGCCCTTGTTTCCAACCTCGCAAACCGCGCTTAAAACCAATATGTGGATATTGCTTTACAAAATAAGACATCCACGCTACGGATAAAGAAATAAGTGGTAAAAACCCACAGGGGAACAACGCCATAGCTTGTACAATTAGTTCATGTTCATCGTGACGAAAATTCAATGGGTAATCCTTGTATGCGGTTTTGACGTAGATGTGCCATCCGCCGAATAAAATTGATTTGTTGTAGAATATCCAAACAAAACAGGGTATTTGTGCTTTTCCTCTTCGCAGGTAGAGAAGATTGGATTCCTGCTTTCTAATTTTACGTTTTACAAGGTCAGATTTTGTGAATTCGATCCATTCGGTGTGAGGGTGAGTCCGGGAAAGAGAAATCACTCCGAGCGGTAGATCAACACCCCACCATGACTTGGCCGCAGCTCTACTCATAATTGTTGTCATATGACCTTCGTGATAATCTAAATTTACTTATAAATCATTTCCTACAACGTTCACGAAAGAGGTGGTAGGTTGCAGGTCAAAACACAAGGTTGTTTAGTACACACCCAATCGACACAAAAATTACATTGCGTAGTAAAGTTCCAGTGAGGGCAAATTACATCCCTTTCTTTCTTGGGGGATATGGAGTTGTCAGCTACCTTAGAGTCTGATAGTGCGATCGGTTCAAGTTCAATTACTACTTCTCGCAAACAATCATATCGTGCTAACCAATAAAACTCACCGTTACGGCAAGCAGCGCGGGCCATTTCACTAGCCCGCACTATCATATCAGTAAGCTTTTCGTGTAAAAGCATCCAAGAATCAATTTTAGTCATAGCAATCTCCTATAATCATTTTGGGAACGGAATTGTTTCCAACGGTTTTGAATTCGGTTTCCTTAATTTGTGGCCGATAGTTCCACCGGGCTACAACGTGAGAGACACTATCACCAGACATCGTAACGCCACAATCAAAACAATAAATCAAGTGCTGGTTTTCAAAACCTCCGGTGTGCCCAGTACCGGCACTTCCTCCACAGAATGGACATTTGTTTAATTTTTCAGGCATTCTACAACTCCACTTTTAAGAAATTTGTTTCCGACAACGTTTGATAAAGGGTTGACGTTTTGGCACACAAAAATGGGCTGTTACCGTTATAAACATTGGAGTGGCCATATATCCACTTTATGGCCATTGCCAAAATGTAAACCTTTTTTTGTTGGAAGATGTAGGAAATTGCCTCCAAAACAGGCTGGTGCATGGATTTTGGTGCTCGTGACAATGCCAGGCTATACCTGCTACCACAGACGCCAGCTACTCGTTTCTGCACACCTTCAGGAATTTTACAGCCTACAACCATGGAAGCAATCTCCTATTTCTTACAACGAGAGATATATGATGAACGGGTCTCATGCGGTTTTGTCCGGCCAGTCGCCCTGTGTTTTTAGAGCCGCAGCCCGCTCCGCATCAGTTTGTACAGATGCAGCTGGGTTACTTGGGGTAATCGCAGAGTGTGTTTCCGGATCGTGGGTCTGTTGATTTACCCAATTTTCGAGAATATGTAGTATCTGTGCATTCATGGACCGATGTTTTTTTTGGGATAGTTTAGCAATAACATTTTTGAGATCATCAGAAATATACAAGGGATAGCTAGACATTATACTGACTCCGGTTTGGAATGAATTTGATGTTACTATCTAATATAGCACAAAATTAAGGGGCTGTCAAGTTTTAAAACAGGGACTATTCAGGTGTGAAAATTAAACAGTATTGTCCATAGAAATGAGAAAAATGAAGAAACAAAAAAGGGTAGAGCATATAAAAAAAGAGAGTCCGGGAACTCAAGCCCCGGACGAGTGGCAAGGCCAGAAAAGGAATACAAAAGACAGAAGCTGCGAAACAGTTTCAACCACGAGGAAGATAACACACTTAATAGCAAAAAGAGAAAGGGAAAAGGAAAAAAATCTTGGGAAGAGAAAAGACAAGAACTATATTGTGAGCTGTATGGCACACCTAACTCGATCCGAGTTTCTAATAAAGAGAAATCTTCCACTAAGATTGAAAGTGAAAATGGCGAAGGGGAAATTACAAAATTTCCACCACCTTACGCACGGAGAAATGTATGTGTCCTACTCCGGAGGAAAAGACTCAATGGTGGTACTGGAACTGGCACGAGAACTATTTCCAGAAACGCCTGCAGTATTCTTCCATACGGGATTAGAATGGCCGGAAATCGTGAAAAATATACGAAATACGCCAAACTGCGAAATCCAACACGCCCGAATATCAGTAAGAGAGGTAATTGCAAAATACGGCTATCCAGTGGTATCAAAAGAACAGGCGGGGTATATTGAACGTATTCGGAAAACACACTCAGCAACCGCTCTCTACAATTACACAGAAAGAGGAAGATACTCACTGTCCAAAAAATGGAAGTTCCTTGTAAAAGCCCCGTTTAAAATATCCGACTCGTGTTGCCAACACCTCAAAAAAGGACCCGCACGAATATTCGAACAACGAACAGGATTGAAACCAATCTTGGGGCTGAAAGCCGATGATTCCGAAAGAAGACTACATAATTATCTACAACGAGGGTGCATCCATGTGGGAAAGAAAACAACAATATGCAACCCAATATCAATCTGGACAGATGAAGATTGCTGGAATTTTATCAAAGAAAGAAAACTCAAACCACCATCAATCTATGAGGATGGAAACCTATCATCAACCGGCTGCATGTACTGCATGTTCGGACCGTTCCAAGACGTAATTCGAAAATATTCACTGCTATTAAAAAAACACCCAAAAATATTCAACTATTGCTATAACAAACTGGGATGCGGAAAAGTACTCAAATTTATAGGAGAAAGAATTAATGAGAATTGGGATCCTACACTTCAATCAAAAAATCAGACAACGATATAATGATTCAAAAGTCAAACATAACCCGCGGGAAATTATCACGGGTTTCAAAGGCGTCTACTTCATAGCAAAAGAAATCAACGACGCTCACGAAAACAACAGCATCATTCCAATCAATCCAGAAGAGGCTAATATAAATGCAAAAAAAATGTGCGACATTATCCTCGTGTCCCTGATGGGATTCCACGATATCCTCAACCTTATTAAATTCCTACACGAAAAACCCAATGTGCCAACGATCGCGGGAGGACCCGCGTGCTGGAATATTAGACCGTTTAAACATCTTATCGACGCCGCATCCTTCGGACGAAGCGAAGGCATTATTAATGGAATATTAAACCAATCAGAAAACACCTATACGTGGTACGCCAATGCCGACCCGAACCTAAAAAGAAAATACCGTGTGAGACCACCAGAATACCCCACTTACTCAGAAGCTGCCGTGGGATGTAATAAAAAATGCGCCTTCTGCAGATACGGATGGACCGCTACCCCCGCTCTCTCGTCCCTGGGATATACCGGATCCGCCCCATTCAACGAACCATTCCTCAAAGATATACAGTGGAAACGGAATATTAACAAAAGAATCATCTCAGGACTCGACGGCCTGTCCGAAAACACACGCAAAAAAGTGAATAAACCCATCTCCAATCAAGATATCATAAACAAAATTACCCAAATCTATAATGCCCCACCAGGACAATATTCGATTAAACTCTATGTAATCATAGCCTTTCCCTGGGAAACCAAAACCTCCATACTGCAAGACCTCGCAGAACTGATCAAACTCCTGAAATCATGCGATAAAGAATCCAATACCAAACTCGGAATCTTCCTACACTTTACCCACTTTACCCCCGCCTCTCTCACACCCATGGAACTAATGCCAATTAAACTGGAATATCTCAGACCCGCCATCGGTGAAAATGGTTGGAAATTCTATATCGGAAAAACTATCAAAATATATGGAGTTCCTACATCAGCATCCCTCATGCAATCGCTCGAAATGACAATCTGCGATAGAGCAGGCGAAAATCAAATCCAAGAATGCCCCACCCTGTTAACAAAATATTTCACTAAACGCAAAGTTCAAAGTAGATTGGAAAGAATTAAAACCCTCCTAGAATCGCCAATCACAAGAGAAATCTCACAAACAGAAATGGCATCCAATTACCTCATCCGTAACTTTAAACCAAACCAATACCTTAAAATCAATCCCCTATTGTAAATCATTTTTTTTGGTTTTTTTGCAAAGAAAAGGGGGGAGAGGATAGAGGTGTCAGCTAATGAGAAAAGGAGGGGGGCGGGGGGCTGACGTACTACGACTGTCAGCGCGGCTGAGAGGACACCCTACCCTGTCAGCGCGGCTGAGACGACACCCTACCCTGTCAGCGCGGCTGAGAGGACACCCTACCCTGTCAGCGCGGCTGAGACGACACC